CAGTCCTGCCCCGGGAAGGCATGGCAGCTCGGGCACTCGATCTGCCCGGTCCGGCCGAACGCGCCGGCCTCCATCGCGTTGCGGCGCGCGAGATCCTTGCGCCGGGCGTGGGTGCCTGCGACGACGCCGGGGCCGCGGCACAGGACCCCCGCGAACACCTCGCAGTGGGGGCACCGGACCCCGAGCGGCGACGTCGGGTCGAGCTTGGGTGCGGCCGCGCTACGAGCCATGGGGCACCTCCGCCGTTCGGCCCGGGTGGCACGTCGGGCAGAACCCCTTGCGCGACGGGTCCAGCTTCGCGCCGCAGTCGGTGCAGACCTCCTCCATCGCGAACATATCGCCGCTGTAGAACCGCACCGCCTTCTCGCCGAGCCACCGCTCGAGCTGCTTCATCGTCGCGGGCGTCGTCTCGAGACACAGCGCGATGACGTTGAGGAGGTGCAGCACGTGGAACTGCTCGGCGATCGTGAGGCTCCGGCACTCGCCTTCCGCGTCGATGCCGGTGACGACGAACGGCCCGGCGACGTAGGTCCTCGGCCCGAGCTGCCGGTTCCACGGGAGGCCGATGAGGAGACCCTCGTCGTGGACGAACGCCACGATGCCGGGGGCGAGCTTCAGCTCCTCGATGAAGCCGCCGACCGCGGCCTGGAGCGAGGGCAGGTCGCCGGCGATCTCGACCGTCCGGGCGGCCTCGCCCGGCTTGCAGAGGACGGCGATCATCGGACGGCCTCCGGCGCCGGCGCCGCCGCGCCCACCACCTCGCCCTCCTCGATCACGAACCCGTCGCCCTCGGTCGAGACCGTCTCGAGCCAGACCTGGAGGTCCGCCCGCTCCGCCTCCGCCCGGAGCAGCTCGAGCGAGCCCGCGTCGAGCAGCGAGCCGTCACGGACCAGCGTCGCCCGCAGCTTCGGGTTCAGCGCCGCGCCCATCGCGACGCTCACGCGGATCTGCTCGGCCTGCGACGCCTGCTCGAGCAGGCACCCGCCGAACCGCACGCCGGCCTCGTCGAAGGCGAGCCCCTCGATCGGCAGCTTCGCCCCCTGCAGCGCCTCCGCCTTCTGCTCGTCGATGCCGGCGATCGCGTCGTCGAGCTTCTTCGCCTCCGCCTCGGCCGCCGCGAGCTCGCCGGCGAGGCCGGCCCGCATCTGCCGTACGCGGACGCGGTCGTTCACCGCCTCCAGCTCGCGCAGCTTCCGCGGGAGCTCCTCCAGGTCCGGGTCGACGAGCTGCTCGACCGAGGCCTTCAGCGCCACGCCGGCGGCGCGGGCGTCTTCGAGCTGCTGCTCCGCGACCTGATGGGCCTCCACCGCGGCGTCGAGAGCCAGGCGCGCGCGCGTCATCGCGGCCGCGGCTGCTTCCATCTCGCCCTTCCGCCGCGCGAACACGTCCTTCGCGCGCTGCAGGTCGGAGCGCTTCAGGTTGTTGGCCGTGAGCTGCTCGGACCGCCGCTGGTGCTCGGCGAGCAGGTCCGCCGAGCTCTGCAGCGCGTCAGGCGCCTCGACCGCCGGCGCCGCCGCGAGCCGGGCCCGGAGCTGCGCCACCTGCCGGTGCACGACGGTCCGCGCGTCGTAGGCCTCCTGCCGCTTCGAGTCGAGCAGGGAGAAGTCGACGCCCGCGAGCTTCCGCAGGGTCTCCGCCTGCTCCTTCGGCGCGAGCCGGAGGAAGGCGAGGGGGTCGAAGGAGAGCCGGCCGATCAGGTCGTCCAGGCGGCCCTGGGGCTTCTTGTAGATGAGCCCCTCCTTGTTTGTGAGCTTCAGGCTCGAGCCGCCGGCGGCCGTCCACCGGCGCTCCACGATCGTTCCGTCGTCGAGCTCGACCCGGACGACCGCGCCGTCCGTGCCGCGCCGCACCGGCTCCTTCGGGGCGAGCTTCTCGCCGCCGAGCGCCGCGGCGATCGCGTCCAGACAACTGGACTTCCCCTGCCCGTTGCGGCCGCGGACCTGGATGACGGGCCGGCCGTCCGGCTCGATCGAGACGGCCTTCACCCGCTTGAAGTTGCTGATCTCGAGCTTCGTGATCCGGCTCATGGTGGTCCTCGGGCCCCTACTTGAAGTCTTCGTTGGCCGGCGGGGGCGGGGGCGTCGCGCCCTTCGCCTTCGTGTCGCGGGCGGTCTGCTTCTCGCGCGCGATCCGGAGCTGCTCCTCCTCGGCCGTCTCGAAGTTGACGTCGTCGGCGGGCTCCTGCTTCTCGCCGGCGGGGCTCGGCGCCGGCGGGCCGCCCTTCGTCTCGCCGCCGGTCAGCGCGCGCTCCACCTCGTCAGCCGTGTCGGCGCCGGCGTCGGTGGGCACGCCCAGGTCGAGCTCGATCGGCGCGGTGCTCTGGACGGAGCGGCCGGCCTCGTGGATGTCGGTTTCCTCCTGCAGCCGCTCCTGCAGGCGGCGAGCGGCCTCGCTCTTCCCGGCGGGGAGCAGGTTCCAGAGCTTCCGGAGGCAGCTTTTCACCGCCATCGCGTCGAAGTCGCTGACCCAGGGCCCGATGATCTTCTCCTGGCGGGTCCTCGGGGCGCGCTTGTCGCGGAAGGCCTCGGCATCCCGCTTCGACATCGCGGCGATCTGGACCTCGCCGCCCTCGAGCCGCGCGGCCGCGAAGTAGCCGATCACCTCGCCGCGGTCCGCGAACACGCCGCCGTCGCCGCCGGGCTCGAACTCGAACTTGGTGATCGACCCACCGCTCGCGTCGAAGCGGAGCTCGAAGCGATCGTTCTTCCGGACCTCCGTCGCGACGATCGACGACACGAGGCCCGTCTCGCGCGCCTTCTGGATCTGGGCTCGGTAGTCCATGAGGTAGGTGCACTCGAGCGCGGAGAGCTTGCTGTTCCACCGGGGGACGAGCCACATCCGGCGCTGCGGGAGGGCGCTATCCGGCTCGAGCTCGAGCTCCGCGCACCGCATGAGCGCGACGAGCATCGACGCCGGCGTGCACTTCACGAGCTCGGGCTGCCGCGCGAGCGCGCCCTGGGCGAGCTTCACGAGCCGCTCGGGCGAGAAGTGCTTGCCGGCGACGAGCGCGAACGCCTCCTTGCGCGACTCGATGAGCTTCGCGAGCTGCTTGGTCTTCTCGGTGCCCTCGCGCTTCGCGAGCCCCGTTTCGTTCTCGTTGGCCATGGCTATTCCTCGCGGGCGAGCAGCTTGCGCGCGCCCTTCCTGGTGGTGACCTGACGGCTGAACTGGGTGATGTCCGCCGCGTCGACCTCGAACCCGTGCCGCTCCGCGTACAGCCGGAAGAGGCCCTCCCAGTCCGTCACGAACGCGATGCTGTCCTTGTCCTTCTTCCACGTGATCTTGGTGGCGCCGGCGAGGATCCCCGTCGCGTCGCCGATGGCGAGCTGCACATGGATCTTCCACTTCTCCTCTTCGGCGAGCCACGCCTCGCGGCTCTTCTTCGACTCGAGCCACTTCGCGATCGCCTCGGCCTGCTCCTCGTTCGCGAGGACGAACGTCTCGTTCTTCGGCTCGGGATGCTGCAGCTTCAGCCACGCGCGCGCGCGGTCGGAAGGCTCGATCGGCGGGAGCTCGTTGCCCACCACGTAGCGGTGCCAGACCTCCTCGGAGCGCTCGCGCAGCGCGGCGATGACCTTCTCGTTCGCCTCGAGCTCGTACCAGCGCAGCTTCGAGAGCCCGAACTGCGCCACGAGGTCCCACGCCGGGTAGCGTAGGACGCCCATGTAGTGCTGACACTGAACGTAGTAGTCCCTCGGCACGCGCAGCGGCGCGCCGGGCTCGCTCCACTGCTCGCGCTTCCACTCGACCGTCTTGACCTCGACGCCCTTGCGGCGGCCCACGACCAGGCGGTCGGGGTGGCCGGCGAGGAACGGCCGGTCGGCGTCTCGCGCGAACGCGCCGAGCTCGAGCTTCTGCCCGGTGCGCCTCGAGTACTCCTGCGCGATCGGGTCCTCGAAGAGGTTCCCGAACCGCATGCGCTCGGTCGCGCGGAAGACGGGGAGCATGCCCTTCTTCTCGGCCACCACGTCCCAGAGGTTGCGGTAGGTCGAGAAGCCGGCGATCGCGGCCGCGTCGGTGCCGCCGATCGACGTGCGCCGCTCCTCGTCGAACTTGGCCTCCTCCGGCGTGAGCTCCACCTCCGCCTCGACGGGCGCGCCGCGGAACGCCGCGGGGAGCGCCAGGAGCTCGAGCAGCTCCTCGTCGGAGTGGGCCTCGGGGGTCGCCGCGCCGGCGCCGAGGACCTCGGTGGTGGTCGTCTGCTCCATCGCAGGCCTCAGGCGAGCAGCGCGACGGGGGCGACGCCGAGCGCCTTGCCGAGCAGCTCGAGCGTGTCGAGCGGCGGCGAGCGCTGCGCGCGCTCGAGCATCGAGATGTACGAGACGGAGAGGCCCGCCTTCGCGGCGAGCGCCTCCTGCGTCAGCTTCTTCGCGCCGCGGGTGCGGAGCAGGTTCTCGGAGAACTTCTCGGACAGCGTCGCCATAGGGTTGGCTCCTGTTTGAACTGCGGGGTGGTGCTACGAGGGCAGCCGCTCTCGCCGGAGCAGCTCCATGTAGGCGGTGCTGATCCAGCGCCAGAAGGCCGCCGGGTGATCGGAATGGGGAAGACCGCACTCGCCAAAGGCGACGTGTCCGAGCTCGTGGAGGAGCGCGGTGTCGAGCGCGTCCTCGCCCTCGAGAACGACCACCCAGACGTGCGCGCCATCGTCCTCGAGCCACGTGCAGCCGTTCGCCGGCAGGTCGGGGTACGACCCGCAGATGGCCGGCTGCTCGACGAACGAGAGCCAGCCGCCCCAGCGTTCGACGGGGCACGGGGCCATGTCGCGGCCGACGTCGAGGGCGAGGTCGGTGTGCGGCGGCGGCGTCCCCTGGATCGTCCACTCCGTCGGCGCGTCCGGGCCGCACCCGGAGAGCGCCGCCGCGAGCAGGATCGGGAGGAGGAGAGAGCTGGCGGCCCGGGGCTGGGACACCCGAGCCGCCTCCTCGTGCGCCGGCCCACCCGGCGCAGAGGACGAAGGGGAGGAGGGCGCGCCGCGCGCGGCGCAGGCGTTCCCGATCACCGCGCCCGCGGCGACCGGCTCGGAGCCGCACTCGGGGCAGGGGAGCTTCGCGAGCGCCTCCTGGAGGACGTCGCCGAGGCGGCGTGGCCCGGGCGCGGGAGCGGCGAGCATCGCGGCGATCCTGCGGTGGTGGTCGCGCTCGTACCGCCACAGCCGCCGCGCGCTGTCCTGGCCGCGGATGGCGAACTCGACGAGGGCCTCGCGGCGGGCCGCGCGGGCGAGGGCCTCGCTCGCCGCGATGATCGTGCGCTTGCCGCGGGACTGGCGGATGTTCTGGCGCTGGCCGAGTTGCCACTCGATGAACATCCACCGGCAGACGGCGGCCGTGAGCGCGACGGACGCCGTTCGGCGCGTGCCACGCGCCTTCTGGAGGCGGCGCTCCTGCTCGCGCTCGCGGCGGTCCGCGCGGATCGCGGCGCGCCCGGCGGCGCCGGCGGAGCAGCCGCAGGGGTGGTCAGCGAGGCGGCCGGTGTCGCCGCAGCGGGGGCACGAGGCCATAATCAGCGGCCCTCCGCCTTCGCGAGGATGAGATGCGCGGCGCGGGTCGTCACGCACCGTGCGCAGTCGCAGGTCAGCGCGCCGTCGTGCGCGCCCTCGGCCCAAGGGATGAGCTCGCGCACGATCTCGGCGAGCTCCGGCGCCGTGACGATGAGGTGGACCACCGCGAGCGGCTTGCTGGTGACGTGGACGATGACCTGGTCATCCTGGTCCATGACCGTGAAGCTGCTCGGGTCGGTGCGGAACGGCTCGGCGCGCCACTTCGTCGCGGCGGTCACGACCGCACCTCGTCCGCGTCGTCGCGGTCATAGTCGGGCTCGTCGTCCTCGAGTTCGGTGACCGCCGCGTCCTCGAGCCGCGCGATGTCGCGCTCCGCCGCCTCGACCAGGTCCGGCCGCTCGGCGCCGCCCGGCGCGTCCTCGCGCACCGAGACGACCTCGAGCTCCGGGCCCTCGGCCGGCTCGCCCGGACCCGCCATGCTCGGCGGCACGCCCTTGCTGCCCGGGGTCACGTCGAGAGCGACGCGGAAGTCCTCGTCGTTGTGCTGCCAGCCGACCGTCACCCGCTTCCCGAGCGCGCTCACGGGAGCCTCGCAACGGTGGCGCGCATCGCATCGACCGCCCGCTTCATCCGCTCGTAGACTTCGACCGCGCGCCGGGCGTCGCGCATCGCGGGGAGGTGCTCGGCGAGGAGGTTCCCTCCGCCGTCGCGCCGCCGGATCTCGACGAGGAGCGACAGGAGCGCCATCGCCAGCCCGTCGTGCAGCCCGTCCACCTTCTTCGTGACCATCGCCATCGCGTCCCCCGTGCTCGCTTGCTCGACGGGCGCAACGTAGCTAACTGGCTACGCGTAGTCAAGCAGCTACCTGCGAGATACACGAAGGCTCTGACGGGCCCTCTCGGGCGCGCCCGCGTTTCGCTTGTGGAGCTAGGGGGTTACTCCGCGTCCGGTGACCCGGAGCGGCTCGGCCTCGTCTCTAGGCGCGGCGGTTCGTCAGCAGATGCCGCCGGAGACGTACTCGCTCTCGAGCACCCAGGTGCTCCCGGTCCACCGGAACCCGAGCGACACGTACGAGCTCGGCTCGCCCTTGTACGTGGCGCAGAGCCAGACGCAGTCGAACGTCTGGTAGCCACCATAGGTGAACGAGGTCGTGTCATCTGCGTTCGGGCACCGGATCGTGTCCCCGTCTACGCTCCAGGTCACGACCTCCTGCGGCGGATCCTCGGCCTCCCGGGCCCCACCGCAGGAGACGCCTGTGCCAGCGAGGACGCCGACGAGCAGCAATGCGAGCCGGTTCATGGTCTCCCCCTCCGTCGTTGAGCTCCGTCATCGACGGCACATCGGTGCGGCGGCGGGATAAGACAGCGCTCGTTACAGATGAAGCACCGCACCCGGATCACCGAGCCCGCCCCCGGCGGCTCCTCACTTCGCGTGGATGAGGTGGTTAGGCTCCGCCCCCCCCTGCCCCGTGCTTCCGGCGCTGGGCGGGCGAACCGGAAGCCGTACCAGGGACAACAGGGCTCCCACCGCCTCCACCACCAGGGCCGGGGAGATCGTTGGGCAGCTCCCCGTCGCGCGACGCCACGTAGGTGTACCAGCGGTCATCGGTCCGCTCGTCGACGAGCGTGTCGAGGCTCACCCCGAAGACGCGGTGCATCCGGATCGCGAGGTCGAGCCCGATGTCCCGGAGGCCCTTGAGGTACTTCGGCATCGTGTTCGGGGAGACGCCGAGCTTCTCGGCGAGCGCCTTGGCGGACCGGATCCCGCGCTGACGCTTTATGCGTCGCAAGTGGGCGGCAAGATTCAGCCTTGCCCCTTTGTCGATGGCTTCGCGCGCCGACACTGCGAGCGAAGCTACCCGCTGCTGGAGAGCCAGTGGGCTACTCACCGGCTTGACCTCGTAGCTAAGTGGCTACATAGTGCCCGCGCATGGCTCTCCCGACGAAGCTGGCGCAGTACCTGACTGCCCACGACGAGACGAACGCAGCTTTCTCGCGCCGTTGCGGCATCCGGCGAGAGGTGCTCGGACACTACGTGAACGGTGACCGGCGGCCCGGCCTCGAAAACGCGGTCAGGATCGAGAAGGCGACCGGTGGCGAAGTGCCGCACACCTACTGGGTGACGTTCGTGCCGCGGAAGCCGCGGCGCCGGGCCGCATCCCTCCGCCGCTCCGCCTGACCGGGTTTCCTCATGGCTCGTAACGGAGCGGTGGATTACCCGGCGCGGTTCGCTCGCCGGCTGCGGTTGATGCGAGAGGCTCGCGGCCTGACGCTCGAGGTGGTCGCCTCGAGGGCCGACATGGGCCTCGGCGCCCTCTCGGAGATCGAGAACGGCAAGCGGTGGCGGCACCGCTTCATCGCGCTGGAGCGGCTGGCGAAGGCTCTCGGTGTGACCGTCAACGAACTGCTGGACGCATGAGGCTGGGATGCGATCTCGCATACGGACGAGCCTGCACGTAGACCGACCGTCAACGACACTCAACCGTCCGTGCTGCACGTTGCGGGGGGCGCTCCGTGGCTGACCAGACTGGGCTTTTCGACCCGCGGCAGCAGCCTCTCCGAGCGCGCGTGCGCACCGAGACCGAGCGCGAGGGGAGCGCGCTCGTCGACGCGCTGCTCGAGGACCTCGACTCGTCCGGCCTCATGGACGCCGAGATCTGCGAGCGCACGGGAACCGACCGCGGCCACCTTTCCCGGATCCGCGCGAAGCAGGCTCACCCCTCGGGCGCGCTCGTCGCGTTCGCGATCGACCACAGCCGCATCCGCCCGCCGCGCTACCTGACCGTCGCTTGCGGGATCGGGGACCACGAGCCGAAGCCTCGCCCGCCGCCGTCCGTTGGCGCGGTGCTCGAGGCATACCGCGACGAGCTCGCAGCGTCCGGGCTCGACGAGCACTACCGCGAGCGCGTGGAGCGCCGGCTCGGCGTCGTCCTCGCGCCCGTGCCCGGCGAACCGGGGAAGGCGGGGGGCCTGCCGTGAACGGCCACCGCGTCCCCGATCACGCACCGTCATCACCACCAGCTTCCCCGTCGTTCCAGGCGATGGGGGCGGAGCACCACGTCGGTCCGGTCCACCCCCCTCCCGGATCGGCGTGGGCTCCGCGTTGTCTCGACGGACGGAGGGCGCCGTGAAGCCGCGCGCAGCCCCCGCCGACAGCAGGTACCCGAGCCGCGGGAGAGGCGCCCCTCCCCGCGGGCGCAACGATGGAGCGCGGTCGAGGGCCCGGGACGAAGTGGTGCCCGGGACGTCCATCCAGGCCGGGGAGGCGCCGGCCACCTATCCCAACAGGACCCCGAGCCTAGGGCAACGGGTGGCAGGCGTTGAAGGGTCCGCCCACGCGAGCAGCACGGTCAGCAACACGGCCGGTAGGACGGCGGGCACCCGCCGGCAACACAGGACCGGAGACCAGGGTGCCTCGGTCATCGGGCGGCGCGGTTCCGGGGAGGGTGGGCCACCGACCCCCTCGGCCGCCGCGAAACGCAGGAGCTCGTCGCTCGAGGTCCCCGGCGACGCCGCGTCTGTCGAGGGCGACGTCGCCCTGGTGCACCTCGCGGCCGCCGCGCGCGAGCTCTGGCGCGCGCAGCGGGCGCGGGGGGCGATGGACCGCGCGAAGGCCTTCGAGCGCGCCGCGAGGCAGTTCCGGAAGGCGCAGCTCGCGGCGGGACGCGCGGAGCTCGTGACGCTCGAGCGGGCGCGTGGGGAAGCGGCCGCGGCGTCACCGCGGCGGGAGACGAGGACGTAATGCGCTGGGAAGATGAACGATACGTCCGAGTCTACACGCGGGACACGGCGGACTGGCTCGCGCTCTCGTTCGACGCGCAGTCGCTGATGGCCCTACTGCTCCGGAAGATCGACCGGGCCGGGCTCCTGGCGCTCGGGAAGCAAGGGAAGAAGGCCGTCGCGATCGTCCTCAGCCAGGTGGCGCTGTGGGAGACGCGGATCGCCCCAGCGCTCGAGGAGCTGCTCGTCGATGGGTGCGTACAGATCCGCGGCGAGCACCTCATCGTTCCGAACTTCATTGAGGCTCAGGAAGCGACCCAGTCGGAGGCCCAGCGAAAGCGTGAGTCCAGGGCCCGAGCGCGCGACCAAGCGGCAGCAGCCGCGCTCCTTGAGGACCCCGCCAAGGTCCCTTCGTCACGAAACGTGACCGCCGCGGAACGGAACGTGACCCCAGAGTCACACTCGGTCACAACTGGTCACTCCGTGCCTAGCCGTGCCGTGCCTAGCCGTGCCGATCCAGATCGATCTCGCGGCGAGAATGGAGCGATGACGCCTGGCGGGGCCAGCCCGGCTCCTCGCCCGGCTCCGCTCCACCTGCAGGGGACCTGTCCCCGCCTCGGCGAGCTGCTGACCCGGCTCAACTTCGTGGTCGAGGTCGGCAGGAAAGCGACGGACTGGTCCGAGGCGGACGGCCTCGTGGAGGAGCTCGGGCTCGACGACGCGTTCGAGCTCGCGACGGAGGCAGCTCCTCGCAGCAGGACCCCGGACCGCGTTCCCCTGAGATTCCTCATGGCGGTCTGGCGCGAGGCCGCTGAGAACGAGGACCGGCAGCCGACTCCGCCGAAGCGGAAGCCCGGCGAGCTGCCGAAGGTCGGTGATCCGGACTTCAACGACTACCGGGCGTGGGGCGCGGACGTGGGCGCGTTCCAGAGGCGCACCGACGGTAAAACGTGGGAGGAGGCGACGGGGCTAAAGAAGCCCGTCTACGTGCCCCCGAAGAGCTTCGTCGAGGAAGAGGCAGCGAAGCGTGCTGCCGCAGCCGGCGCCGGGAAGGCGGACTCGTGAAGACGGCCGGGACCGAGCTGAGCGCGTACGAGCTCGAGCAGCGGATCGTCGGCGCGATCCTGAACCGCGGCGACGCCGTCTACGACCTGCCGGCAGGCTTCTCCGCGACGGTCCTCCAGGACCACGTGATGCGCCGGGCGTTCGATGGCATCGAGCGGCTCGCACGCGCGAAGAAGCTCCCGTCCGGCCCCGTCGACCGGACGCTCCTCGCAGCGGAATCGGGCCTGACCGACGGCGAGCGCGAGCTCCTCGTCGTCGCCGAGCTCAACGCCGACTCCGTGTCGTTCCGCTTCCAGGGCTTCACGATCCGCGACGACGCCCGGGCGCTGCTCGATCGCCATCGCCGGGTGAAGACGAAGGCGATGCTGGTCGGCGCGATCGAAGCGCTCGAGTCCGGCGCCGCCGTCGAGGACATCGCCGCCGGCGTCACCGCGAACCTCCTGGACGTCGAGCAGCACGAGCGGCCAGAGGTGATCTCGTACCGCGACGCGGCGACCGAGACGCTCGAGGTGATGGAGGGCGTCAAGAGGGGGAAGTCCCCCGTGCTACGCACCGGCTTCACGCGCATCGACAAGGTGCTCCGGATCAGGCCCGGGAACCTGATTGTCGTCGGCGCGCGCTCGAAGGTCGGGAAGACAACGTGGGCGCGCCAGGTCGCCGACACCGTTGCGCTGCGGGGCGAGCACGTCCTCTTCCACTCGCTCGAGATGAGCGTGCCCGAGGTCCTCACGCTCGACGCGTCGCGCGAGCTCTCGATCGACTCGACCGAGTTCTTCGACGAGCGGCCGTGGTCGAACGACCAGTGGGGCGAGGTGATGGGAGCGTTCGCGAAGCGCTCGCCGGAGGGGACCAACGGCTTCCTGCACGCGAACCACTACCACCACTCGCTCGGCGCGATCCTGCGCATCACCGAGAAGACGCACCGGAAGCTCCTCGCGCAGAACGGGCGCGGCCTGGTGCTCGTCGTGGTGGACTACCTGCAGCTGGTCGAGCTGCAGCTCGGGAAGAACGCGAACCGGGAACAGGTCGTCGCGACGATCGCGCGCTCACTGAAGAACCTCGCGATGCGGCTGCAGGTGCCGATCATCGCGCTCGCTCAGCTCAACCGCGACGCGGCGAAGCGCGGTGAGATGATCCGCCGGCCGCACCGGAAGCCGAAAGCGAAGCCGAAGCGGATCGACCCGATGGCTCCGCTCCCCGGCGTGGAGCCGCCGCCCCAGGAGCCCGAGCAGCCGGAGACGCCGCCCGAGGACGAGCCCTCGCCGCCGCCTCAGCTGCACGACCTGCGCGAGTCGGGCGCGCTCGAGCAGGACGCAAACGCAGTGTGCTTCATCCACCACCCGTTCGACCTGTCGACGAACGAGATCAAGCGCGAGCACGGGCCGTTCTCGTTCATCATCGCGGCGCAGCGGCTCGGGCCCAAAGGGACGATCAAGCTCTACGCGGAGCGGAACTACTCGCGGTTCAACGAGGTGGACTGACCATGCCCCTGCTCGTGCTGGTGATCCTCGTCCCGTCGATCCTTCTCGCCGTCGCGATCGCCGCCGACCTGGTGCTCGAGCACCGGCGCCGGCGACGGCTCTACCTGCGCCCTCCGGAGCGGACCATCACGCTCGCCGGGCCGACGCGGCGCGAGGTGCTCGACCAGCTCGAGCGCTCGCAGCGGACCGGGAGGCTCTCGTGATTCCGAACCTCGAGCCCACGCCGCGGCGGCTCGGACCACGGCTCGTCCCGATGCTTCTCCGCCTCGATGCCGGTCAGGTCGAGAAGCTGCAGGCGCTCGCCAAGCGCACACGCGTCCCGCAGTCGGTCTACCTGCGCGAAGCGGTGGCGGACCTGCTCGCGAAGTACTCCGCGCTCGACAGCGAGCTCTGCCCGAGCTGCAGGTCGATCGTGTTGGTCGATCCGAAGGGCCTGCCCGTGGAGTGCGCCGAACACTGTGGGTGGAGGGCGCCGTGAGCGAGCCGGCGAAGCGGAAGAAGCCAGCGGCGCTGACGCCGAGGTCGCTCAAGGTGCTGCGCGAGGATGGCTGGTACGCCGAGGTGGTCGAGCGGTTCATCCGGCTGCCGAACCACCCAGCTGGAGGCTTCCGGCGCGACCTGTTCGGCTTCGGTGACGTGCTCGCGCTGAAGGGCGACGTCGCGCTGATCGTGCAGGTGTGCCGCGCGGCCGACGTCGCGACGCGGCTCGATAAGATCCGCGAGACGACGGTCGAGCTGCAGCGGGGCGACCAGAAGATCGAGGTCCTCGCGCTCTCGCTCGCGCTCGCGGCGCACTTCCGCGTCGAGATCCACGGGTGGGCTTCGCCGACGACGACGAGGCGCAGGTGGCGGCAGAGGATCGTGGTCGTCGGAGCCGACGACGTTTCCGAGCAGCGCGTGTGGCGGCAGGCAGCGAGGACGCCGGTCACCAGCGAGCAGCCGGCGCTCTTCGACGACGACCTCGCCGCGGCGGCCGAGGAGGGCTGATGCCGGCGGATCTTCAGCGGGCGTTCCACTGCGAACGGTTCGTCGGGATGTTCGGGCCGAACGGGATGCCGATCCGCGCGTGCCTCCGCCGTCAGCTCGAGCGGAAGCGGGTAGGGGAGGGCGCGAAGGCGCGGTGGGAGCCGCGCGAGGCCTTCTGCGCGACGAGCTGCGAGCTCGGCCGCGCGAACCTCGCGAGCGTGCCCGAGGGCACAGCGACGACCTGCTCGAGCTGCGGCGCGGCGCTGGTCGGGGTCGAGGCCTGCGAGGTCTGCCACCCCGAGCCGGCGCTCCCGCGCGAGAAGCCGGCGGCGTCCGCGCGGATCTGGGAACCGGGCCGGCCGGACGTCGCGATCGGCCCGCCGCCGGCGACGTCGCCGTTCACGGGGTACCGGTCGAGGTTGCCGGCGAGTCACGTCACGGATCCGGAGCTCGCGGCGAAGCACGCGCGGAAGCAGCGCGAGAAAGCCGCCGCGGCCGCCGCTTCCGAGCTCGAGGTGGAGCAGCTCGAGGACGACGCGGACGAGGACCTCGAGGAGGACGAGTTCGAGGCCGAGGAGGAGGAGCAGCACCCGACACCTGTCGAGGCGGAGCTCGCGCTGCGGCACGCGGCCGAGGACGCCCGCGAGGACAAGGGGTGGACGAGCGCGCCGATGCCCGGGAGCGCGTGAGCGCTACGACGCGCCGCAGCATCCAGGGTGGGGCGTGGTGGGAGACCCGGGCGAGGTAATCAGCAGCCGGGAGGTGGGGCGGGAGGCGCCCGGGCGCTGCGTGGCGCTGGCGCTGTGCGGCGATCGGAGGGCCGCGAGGGGTCCAGTGGCGGGTAGGGGGGGCCGACGCGCCAGGCGGGCGCCTAGGAGGTCGGCCGGTCGGCCCTCAACCGGCCTCAGGACCCCGCTCACTCCCCCGTTAGGGTCGCGGCGGGCTACGCGCGGTCGAGCACGTTGATGGCGCCGATGATCGCCGTCCGTTCCATCGGCACGCCCGCGGCGCTCCACGCCACCCGAACCGAGAAGTCGCGCTCGCCGACCACCGCTGTGTCCTTCGCGGTCAGGTGGAACGACCCCTCGCCCTGCCCCGGATCCGTGAACGCCACCTCGTCCGCGACGGAGCTCCGCTTCAGCGTGCGCGCGCCGTTCGCCCGCTCGAGCGCGACGGTCACGGTCTTGCCGGTGAGGTCCTCGCGCTGGATGCCGTCCGCGCGGTGGATGACGAACGGCACGTCGATGGCGTCGCCCCGGTAGACGGCGCGCGCGTTCTCGCTCATTCGAGGCTCCCTGTGACCGCGGCGAGCTCGTACATCGTGCCCTCCACCGCGGTCGGGGTGGACGGCATGCTGCCGGTGACCGGCGCGAGCTCGTAGACGTTCCCGGTCACGGGCTCGAGCTGCACCAGGTCGCCGAGGGGACCGGCCTGGAGAGGCGCGACGGCCGTCCCCAGCCCGACGGCAGCGCCGCCGGCGACGCCCAGCGCCTGCGCGGTGGGGGTCGCGGCCGCCGGATCGAGCGAGGCGGCGGGAACGCCGAGGTCGTGCGCGATCGCGGGAGCCGATGCGGTCGGCAGCCCGGCGGCGACGCTGTCCGTGGTCCCGAGGGGGCGCGCTTGCGCGGGCGCGGTGGCAGGCCCGATCCCGACCCACGCCGAGGTCTGCACGCCGATCGCGGAGGCGCCGACGGGCGCTGCGGCCGGCTCGAGGCCGGGCCCGAGCTCGCGCGCGGCGAGGCCGGCGATCGAGTGGGGACCAGCGAGCCACGAGAGCCCCGACATCGGCAGCCGCGTGAGGAGCGAGGTGACCGCGATGATCTCGCCGACGTCCGCGCTCGCGGCGGGCGAGAGCGCTGCGCCGGAGAGGCCCGCGGTCGCACCGCCCGCGCCGCTCGCGCCACCCGCGGCAGCCGGCATCGCGACGCCCACCCCGATGCGCGCGCCGCCGGCGCCGCCCAGCGCTCCCGGGACGACCGGCGCGGCCGCGACCGGGAGCTCGACGGCGTCGAGAAGCAGCTCCACACCGGTCAGCCGAACCGCTCCGCCGGAGACGGGCCCGATCGTCAGGACCCCCGTCCCCGCGGGCAGCGTCAGCGGCTGATCGATGCGGGTGCTCATCGGTCGTAGGCTCCCACGTCTGGGCCGCCGATGCGGGCCACCCCGGCATCGATGGGCGACCAGGTGACGCTTCCGATCGCGGTCGGCGCGTAGCAGGGCGAGGCGGCCGTGCCGAGGACGGTGCAGGTGCTCGAGCTGGTGCCCGCGTTCACGAGCGGCGAGCCCAGCGCGGGGGTGAAGTCGGTCGGCGCGCTCACGAAGGGCGACGAGGAGAGGACCACCCGGTTCGTGTCGTAGGTCGTTCCCCACGTGCTGTTGCAGGCGTTGTGCGACAGCACGGAGTAGGACCCGGCCGACTGCTGGTAGACGAAGCACAGGTCGCCCGTGCCAGCGTAGAAGACGGCGTTGTTCGTGGCGTTGTGGCCGGTCCCGGCGTGGTCGATCCCGAACGCGACCCCCCAGTTCGGCGGGCCGGGGAAGAAGATCGTGTTGTTCCGCACCGTCACGCCCGCGCCGTCCTCGTCGCCGCCGCCTCCGCCACCGTCGCGGTTGACGGAGATCCCTTCCTGGATAGAGCCGGTCGAGGTCTGCACGACCAGGTTGCCCTCGACCAGGGAGTTCGGGGCGCTGTCCAGCGCGATGCCGCGGGAGTGCCCGAGGACCCGGTTCCTGCGAACGATCGAGCGGCGGAAATGCTCGGCCGTCGAGTACCCGCCGCCCACCTGGATGCCCCACTGGTTGGGGAAGTCGCCCGGGTTGTCGCACTGGATCAGGTTGTTCGTGATCTCGAGGTCCTCATGCTCGCCATGAACGACGATGGAGACCGTGCCGGTGCTCATGCCGACCGGGCACCCGTGGATCTCGTTGTTGCGCACCTTCATCCGCAGCGACGCGCCGCCCAGGTAGACCGGGTGGTCGAACACGCCGGTGCCGCCGCCAGCGGATGACGCGAAGAAGTTGTCCTCGACCAAGCAGTCATCGCAGCCGCCGAGCACACCCATACTCAGGTTTGCGAATTGCGATTGACGAACCGTGACGCGCGCGCCGGAGGGCTCGGAGAAATAGATCCCCATGTCGCTGTCGCGGAAATAGACGTTGCAAATGTCGATGTCCGCGGAGCCGATCTCCACGTACGCCGCGCCCTGACCGGTGAAGCTATCGGCCATCTGGAGGTTCAGGTAGCGGAACCCCGAGGAAGGGTGATTGTTCGGGAGGTACACCAGGCGCCCGCCGCTGATGATCGGGCGCTTGGTCTGGTCGGTGGCCCACTCCGGGTGAGCCGCCGGCGTGTAGTCGCGGACGTCGCACGTGCTGCTCGCCGAGCATGAGGTGTTCTCGGTGTTGTTCCCGTCCCCGGCGTGCGACCCGCCGCGGCAGAGCGCGACCGTCGAGCCCGCGACCATCGTCGTCGCTCGGCTCTTCCACCCCGTGCGTCGTGGCGCGCTCGAGTTCGTGCCCGGGTTCGCGTCGTTGCCGACGACGCACGCCGGGTCGGCTCCGGTGCCGCAGTCGCAGTAGTAGTACGTCGTCCCCGTCGCGCGCATCGACTCGCTCGCGCAGAGCCCTGCGGCCGCCTGGATCGTGTACGTCGCGCAGACGACAGAGCTCGGCTGGAAACCGGTGCGGAACGCTCTGACGCAGACGGTGCTCGTCGAGCTCACCGGGATCGCCCCCGCGTAGCGCTGCGCGCCGACGCGCCGCGGGGTCGCTCCGGTCGTCGTGACGTAGAGCGTCGACCCCGGGAAGCGGCTCGAGGCGGTCACGCTCTGCGCGGAGGAGTAGGTCCCGGCGGCGGGCAACAGCGCCGGGGCGGCAACGCGCGCGGCGAGCAGGAGGGCGACGAGCAAGGTCATGGGACGACCGGGAGCCCGAACTGCCCGACGCCCGGGGAGGTGTCAGCGTCGATCGCCTTGGCGTACACGCGGATCGCCTCGGTGATGGCGCCGAGCCCCGGAGGCAGCGCGTCCGCGTCCGCGGCGAGGACGTGCTGTGGAACGGTCCCAACCACGGGAGGGACGTCGCTGGTTGAGAACACGACGCCGAGACGGCCGGCGCCGCCGTCAGGCGTGCACACGGTCACCCGCGTTCGGTTCTCGAGCGGGGCCGGATCCAGGCGGCGGTACTCCGTCGTGACGCAGGCCACCGTGGTCGGTGCGCTCGCGGTGCTAGCAGGCATCGGGTCCTCCTCCTCCTCGTCGAGATCGCCCCACCACTGGATCGTCCCCACCTGCACGCCCTCGAACAGCAGCGGCGCGCTGCCGCCGTTCCGGGAAGCCGCATCGGCGATGAGGCGGAACGAGCCGCCGGCGGCATCCAGGGCCCAAGCGGCAGGCAGGTCCGCGTCAACCAGCGGACCGGGAGCGGGGACTCCGACCACGGCCATGGATGCGACGACGACGTCGGAGTACGTCTCCTCGGCCGAGACGGCGCCGGCGTGAACGACGACCTTCACTTGCTGTGGCGGGCCGCCTGACGAGGCGGTCGTAGCGATCCTCGCGGGCGGGCCGCGGTAGATGAGCGACTCCCCGACCCAGAGCTCGACCGCATCCACCTCGTCCCCGCTTGCGTAGCCCGTGAGGTCGATCGAGATCGGGCCGTCGAGCGTGGTCGTCGCGACGCCACCGGAGACAGAGATCAGCGACCACGGCCCCTCGGTGATCGGGAGCCACGCGCTCGTCGGCTCGTCCCAGACGCTCGGCAACGATGCGTAGGGGGGCGCCTTCCAGAACCCCGCGCACGGGAACACGGTCTGCCCGGCTCTCGCCGGGAAGCGACTCGCCAGGACCGCCGGGGAGAGTGTCGCCAGTGCTTTCGTGACGGCCTTTGCCGCGTTCACCATCCCGGCGTTTGGGAACCGCGCCGCGAACGTCGGATCGAACGATTCGTCCGCGGTGTCGAGAAGGAGCGCTCGCACCTGCGCGTTGGTCAGGGCCGGATTGACGGAGAGCACCAGCGACGCCACCGCCGCGGTGATAGGGGACGAGAACGACGTGCCCGTGGCGTAGTGGTAGACCGGCTCGTTGAGGGGCCCGAGCGAGGGCGCGAGGCAGTAGGTCCCCGGGGCGCAGAGTTCGACCAAGGGACCGTAGTTAGAGGCGGGGCGCGGGGAGTCGTTGTGCTGTGTGTTGCCCACCGTGACCTGGGTCGCCTCACCGCTCTCCTGCAGGAAGAACCTGGGGTTGGTCGCGGTGTCCAGGACCACCCCGTTGTTTCCGGCAGCCAGGAAGACGAGTGCCCCGTGGTCCCATGCGTACTGGAGGGCGGCCTCCGTGTCGGTGTGGGGCCCGGGGTTGTTGTCCGCGAACGCGAGGCTGGCGTTGATCACCCGTGCGCCCGCGTCGGTCGCCCAGACGAACGCTTCGAGGGCGTCGACGAGGTTATCGCCGACCTCACCGCCGGTCCCGTCGTCCGGCGCGTACTCGGACACCATCACCACCGGGCAACCAGGCGCGACGCCCGCGACGCCGATGCCGTTGTTCCGCCGGCCCGCCATGTACGACTGAACCCACAGTCCGTGGGAGTATTTGAGGTTCGTCCCAGGGAACACGTACTGGTCGGGGTTCTGCGGGTCGGGGAGATCCTGGCCCGTGCTGTAGCCATTCCCCGCGGCGATCGGGTCGACGTCCGGGTGCGCGTCGTACCCGCAGTCGATGACCGCCTGTTTGATCTCGGGCGATCCCGTAGTGATCTTGTGGGCCTGGAACGCGCCGACGCGCTTGAGATGCCAGCACTCGTCGAGAAGCGCGTCGTTCGACGCAACGAGGTGCTCCGCCGACCTCTCCAGTCGCACGTTCCGATAGGCGTGCTCGATCTCGGGGTGAGCGTTCGCGGCGGCCAGGACGGCGTCCGCCCGATCGTCGGACGAAAGCGCCACGGCGATCCGGAGCTGCGGGATCACCTTGTCGGGGAGGCGCTCCGCCCCGCACGCCAAGAGGATCTCGGGCAGGCGCCCGGGCTCCCACGCCCGCAGCCTGACGACGATCCGCGTCACGCCGAGACCCCGTTGATCGTGACGTCATCGATCGTGACGACGTACTCGAGCAAGAGATCCTCTCCATCGACACCGTCCACCACAAAGATCGAGATCGCAACGGGACCCGCCGAGGCGCCGCCGGGCGGGTTTAGCGTGAGCGTGTGCTCGGCGCCGTCCACGATCAGATTCGCGCCGACGCCGGAGACCCCAGCGTTCGCGATAACCGAGATTCCGTCGCCGTAGGCGCCGCCGCCCGGCGTCGACGTGCCCGGGAAAACTTGTGTCGCCTTGTACTTGAAGGCGACCGAGGTGATCCCGGAGCGCAGCGAGGTGACCGTCTTCGACGCGCTGAGGCCCGAGGACGTGCCCGCCCCGGCCACTCGCAGGGAGTAAGCCCCTGCGATGGGCCCGACGGCAGAGCGCGCCAGCGCACCGCCCAGCGTCCAACCATCGAGCCCGGCCTCGAAGTCGGAGACGATCGAGGCTCCGCCGCCACCGCCCACCGCGCCGAGGCCTTGCGCCGCGACGGGCGAGCTCGCCGGACCCGCGCCAGACGCTGCCGCGCCGACCGCGCCCAGCACCCCGGGCACCACCGGCGCCGAGATCGGGCCCGCCTCTCCGCTCGCGCCCCCGGGAGGCGCGCCGATCGTGACCGCCGGCGCCTGCGCGGTCACCGGAGCTGCCGCAGGGCCGACCCCGCCCGCTGCCCCGCCGCTGCCGGTGAGGCCCGGGAGGATGACCGGCGACGCCGCGGGGCCGACGCCCGCGCTCGCGCCGACCGGCGAGCCGCCCGAGAGGAGCTGCCACGCCGCGCCGTCCGAGTAGTAGAGCGCGCCCGCCACGATCGCGAGGTCCGCGGGGCCACCGCGCGTCCACGCGTCCGCGGTCGCCGGGTGCGACCCCTGCAGCGCGGCGAGCGAGCCGTACATGAGCGGGCGTGCGTACTCCCGCAGCCGCTCCATCCACAGCCGGTGATAGACCGAGCCGCCGCGGTAGTAGTCCACCGAGGGGTTCTGCCCGGCGTCGCTCGAGTGGAACTCCAGCACCGGCAGCCACTCCGTCGCCCCGCCGATGATCGCGGTCCACACCCGGAACTGGCCCGCTGCGGGTGCGCCATCCACGCGCGTGCGCGGGGCTCCGCCGATCGTCACGACCATCGGCGTCGCCGGCTGCGTAGGGTCGGCTGGCGCCTCGGTCAGCGACGCGACGAACGCACCCGAGATCGCGTCCCCCTCGATGCTGTCGAGCAGCTCGGGGACCTGCGTGCGGACGTAGACGGCCCGGTAGTCCACCGGGCGCGGGAGGCGTCGGGCCATGGAGGGTCACCCCGCGGGCGAGAGGAAAAAGATGGCGCGCCCAGGGGGAGCCCCCGCGCGCGCCCCGGTCAGACCTCGCGCTGCAGGTTCATGCGCACCACGGCGTAGACGAGCGCGAGCGCGACACCGAGGAGCAGCACCGAGGCCAGCATCGGCGCGCTCACAGGCAGCGGCCCGGCGGTGGTCATCGTCACGAGCCCCAGGCCGCTCGCGGGGATCGTCACGTCGAACGAACCGCCGCTCGCCGTCTTCGTCGAGCCGAACGAGAACGAGGCCGCGACCACGTCAGTCCCCTCGAGCGTGCCGTTCGCGCCGAGGTCGACCAGCGCCGCGCCGTCGGAGCTGAACGTCGCCGCCGGCCAGGAGACGTTGTCGAAGTCGCAGTAGGCGGTGCCCGAGCTCACCCCGGTCGTGCGGTTCGTGAGCGACGCGCCGCCGGTCGTGTAGCCGTTGCCGTTCGCGACCTCGTCCGACCCGATCGCCGAGTAGGTCGTGGTGCTCGCGCCGTACGTGCCCGTGTGGCCGCCGCGGATCAGCACCAGGCGGTACGTCCGGCCGGCGATGCAGATGGCGTCGATCGCCGCCTGCTTCGCGGTGTTGCTCACCGCGGTGGTGATGGCCGCCTGCGAGGCGACCGGGACGAGGAAGACCAGCGCCGCCACGAGGGCGAGGCAGGCCGAGAAGCTGCGGAGGATGCGGGGGGTCATGCGGGGCTCCTTCACTTCGTGCGGGCGCCGAGCTGGCCGGCGACGGGGGTGGTGTGGATGCGCTCGATCTCGACGCTGACCGAGTCGCGGATGCCGCAGATCGACACGGCACCGAGCGCGACCGCCGCGATGATGCCGGCGGCGGAGAGCGCGAGCTTGCGCGGCTTCGTGATCGTGACCTTCACCTTCTCCATGTGCTCCTCCTCGGGGTTCAAGACTGCGAGTGCTGCTACATCGAGGTCCGTCCGACGGGAGTGGCGGGCGGCACGGGGGCCGGCGGGAGCGGCTCCGACGGTGCGTCGCGCACCACTTCGAGATCGTGGTCCTCGCTCTCCGCGACCAGGAGGCGGACGTCGTAGAGCTGGACGATGCAGCCCTCGCTTCCGGCACCAGGCCTGCGCCGCGAGTCCCCGTGCAGGAGGAAGCCGCTGCGCTCGAAGGTGTTGGTCCCCGGCTTCGGGATGAGCCGCATCACGAGCTCGCCCTTCGTCGGGTGGGTGAAGGCCGGGCCGATCACGTAGAGCCCCACCGGGATCGGGCCGACGTGGCGGCGCTCCTGCTCGTCGGGATCGTTCTTTCCCTCGCCCGGCTCCGGCACGCCGTCGCCGTCGTCCCACCCCGAGTAGCCGCGGCCGACGAGGACGCTGTCGCGGAGCAGCTCGCCGGTGCGCTGCCGGTACGTCCACATGGCCTGTCCTCCGGGTGACCTACGGGGCGGCCGGGAACCGCTCCTCGACGAGGTTGCCCGCGGGCAGCTCGCTGCCGGAGAGCTCGGTGTCGGTCGTCGAGATGCTGCTCCGCGTCCACAGCGGCACACCGCCGGACACGTCCGGTCGGTGGACGAGGACTTCGCGCGCGACGCTCGCCGGAGCCGACGAGAGCAGGTAAGGCTGCCCGACGAAGCTGTAGCCGTACCCCGCCGTGCGCGCGACGAGCCAGCGCCGCCGGTTCGCCCAGAGCCAGATCATCCCCTTCACCAGGTCGGCGCGCTGCGACGCATAGACGATGGACTCGCGGGCGTCGAGCTGCGCGTCGGCCGCGGCGAAGGAGGGGAATGTCGCGGGCACCGTCTGACCACCCGGCAGGGCGGGAACGAGGCCGTCCTCAAGGATGTGGAGGGTGTCGAACCCGAGGATGGTCGGCGCGGCGTCCGCCACGGTCCTCACCAGGCGCACCTCGAGCTCGTGCTCGACGCCGAGCGTGCTCCCGGCCAGCGCGTGGTCCCCCCACCCCGCACCCTTGTCCCACCGGAACCACAGGGCGCCGTCGAGGTAGAGGTCGAGCTGGTCGCCGGCGAGCGGGAGCGTCCCGCCGATGCGGACCTTCGTTCGCGGCCCGCCCCAGCCCGAGGAGAGGAACTTGAACCGCCCGACCGACTTCGTGCCCGTGTTGCCGGCTCCGGGCACGTAGTTGCTCGGCAGCCACCAGGCGGAGAGGAACTGCCGCGGCCGCCGCGCCGCAAACGCGTTCATGTGGTCGATCAGCCAGCGGTACAGGTACGTGGCGTCGGGCCGCCCGTCGGCCGCCCACGTCTGCGAGATCCAGAAGGGCGTCGCGCCGGCCTGGATCGTCACGTCGTCCCGCACGCCCTCCGCCGGCCTCCACCAGCCCGCGGCGCCGTCGAGGTTGCACGTGCCGCCTGTCGCGGTCCCTCGGATCTGCAGCACCGCGGGCCCCGTCGTCCGCACCGTGAGGGAGACCCAGCCGGTGAAGGCGGTGCTCGAGACGGTGGCGAGCCCTCCGCCGCCGGCGATCGCCGCGACCTTCAGGGTGAGCGTGCAGCCCGCGGGCGCGCGCACGTAGAACCGGAGCTCGACGGTCTGCGAGAGGCCGAGCGACTCGGGCACGTAGATGGTGCCCATCACCTGCTCGCCGTCCGCGGGCGCGACCCAGTTTTCCACCTGCTCGGCGGTGCCGCCCGTGTAGAGCCCGTCGTCGGGCTGGCCGGGGACGAACGCGCAGTCGCGCGCGTAGGTGAACTGCTCCCACGCGATGAGGCGCCGGATCGTGTCGCGCAGGTCGGCGCCGCCGCTGTAGGCGTCGCGGTCGGTGAGGAGCGGGCGGGCGGCGGGGATCACGAGACGTGCTCCGAGGGCTCGCCGCCGGCGACGGTGCCGCCGGCCCCGGCCAGGAAGGCGTGGAGCTCGCGCTGCCGCTCGATGACGTCGGCCGCGTCGCCGGGCATCACCACGTCGCCGGCGACCACGCCCGTGCCTCCCGAACTCGCGACCAGGTCCAGCCGGTTCGCGGGCACGTTCGGGGTGGCGGTGAACGTGCCGCGCTTCGTCAGCAGGTCCGCGGTCCAGATCGCGACCACGTCGCCGGCGAGGAAGTGGTCCACGTCGTGCCCGCTGCCGGAGAACATCGACGGGTGCACCAGCGTGACCGACGTCGCCGGCGAGCCCGTGACCGTCGCCACGATCCCGCTCGGCGCCTTGAAGCGCCCGCGCGTCGTGTACGGGGTCTGCGCGACGGAGAGCGTCACCGTGCACCGGTCGTCGTCGATCGTCTTCCGGAGCACCTCGAAGATCTCGCCTGTGAGACCGCGCGCGCCGGTCGCGACGTTCGGGAGGTGGGGCAGCTCGAGCCGCACAAGCTCGCCCTCCTGGACGTCCAGGTCGTCGTAGAGGCACTCGACCCCGAACACCGGGAGCTGCTGCCCGACGCGCTCGCGGAGGACCTCGCCGAGCCGGCGCGCGACCATGTCGGCGTCGGTGGAGAGGCCGGCCCCGTAGGATCCCCCGCTCGCGCTCCCGCTCCACTGCCCGCTGGTCTCGAACGCCTGGTCGCGCCACGCACCCGCGTAGAGCTCCTGCGTCTCGGTGAACTCGAAGCGGTACCGCTGGCGGTAAGGCCCGCGTTCGCCGCTGTCGAGCCCGGGGTCGTAGTCGCAATCGAAGAGCACCCGGCCGACGATGTCGTCGACGTAGCTCTCCCACGTGGCGACGGCGGCGATCCGCTGGACGTCGAGCGTCCGGACCACGAGGCCCGGGATCGGGGCCGACATGCGGCGGATCGTGAGCCGGCCGTCGAGCAGGTGGACGGGGTAGCAGGCGAAGAGGCGGAGCGTCCGCGCGACCCACTCGATGAACGACGCGGGCTCCTCGAGCAGCTCCTGGTGCCGGACGGAGGGGAGCCAGAGGTCGCGCAGCGCCTCGATCCCCGCCACGTCGACCCGTTCCTGCCCGGCGCCCAGGCCGAACCCCTCCGGCAGCGTGTCGTAGACGCTGTTCGAGGCGTCGCCCGTCCTCGAGAGCAGGAGCTGCAGGAAGAGGTCGAGCGGGTGATCCCCCTTCGAGAAGTGCGACCCGACGGCCACGGGGAAGCCCGATGCGCTCTTCCCGATCAGCGCGAGGACCTCGACCACGTCGTCGCCGGCGTGATGCTGGTCCTGCAGCGTGTTCATCTGCCCCCGGCCGTCCACCGTAGACGATCCGTCGAAGACGATCGTGTCGGCCGCCGTCGCGTGTCCGGACACGAGCTCGTCGCCGATGCGCACGAGGATCGCCTCGCCCACCACGAGCGGCGCCGTCAGGCTCGCGGCCTCGATGACGAGGCGGTCGGTGCTGGCGGCGGGCTCGCCCTCGTTCCCGTCGAAGCCGCCGGCGGAGTCGACGAGGCCCACGGCGAGGCGGCCCTTCCTCTGGGTGCCGAAGACGCGCCGCTTCAGCTCCGACCCGATCGACTCCATCGTGAGGCGGACGGCGAGGGCATCGTCGGTGGGGTCGATCCCGACGATGGTCCCAGCCCAACGGATGAAGCCTCCCGCGTCGGTGCCGTCGAAGGTGACGCGGAGCTCGGCGCGGCGCGTCTTTACGGCGCGCGGGTAGGGCGTCACGGCATCGCCGGCGGTGTGGGGCAGCGCGGCGGGCGTGCCGAGCATCGCATACGCGCCGCGGGTGAGCCCCGAGAACGTGCCGCCGGCGAGCGCGGTGTAGCTCGCGGTCTCGCGGCCGACGAAGAGGTCCCCCCCGCCCGCCTCGAAGCCGGCGGCCGAGCCGGTGACACCCAGGGACGCCGGGGCGGCGGTGATGTCGGCGGCGAGCCGCGCGGTGCCCGGGCGCGTGGTCCCGAGCAGGAGGAGGGCGCTCCCGTCGTCGTCGTCGAGGACCTCCGCGGTGAGCTGCCCGATCGAGGAGGTCCCGTCGAGAGGCCGGGCCTCCTGCTCGACGCCGGCGGGGATGGCCATGAGGAGCGGCAGGATCCCGCGGCGCCGCTCGGCCGCGGGACGGGCCGCGAAGAACGATGCGTCGGCGGCGAACGTCCCGTAGGCGTAGGGCATCCCCTCCACCTCGAGCCAGAACAGTGGGCGCACCTCGGCCCGGGCCAGCGCGATCGCGGCGCTGGCGGGGAGGCTCGCGGGCATCTCGGGTCACCCCACCTTCAGCAGCTTCAGGTCGACGCTGTAGAGCGCGAGCCCGCGCGAGACGCGCCGGCGCGGGAGCTCCTTGGCCGTCTCGAGGTCGAACGTGTAGACCCCCGCCGACGTGACGCCGTCCGGGTAGTAGCGGAACGTGCCCCACTCGTCGAAGAGCCGCTCGAGCGACTCGCCGGAGATGACCTCGTCCGCCTTGAAGACGAAGCGCCCGGGGAGGAGCTCGAAGCTGATCCGCCGCTCGTACCGCGTCGCGAACGTGAGGCCCTTCACGTTGCCGGCGAGCGAGCGTCGCTGCCGGCGCTCGTAGACGGGCAGGTCGCGCGTGTCGTCCGCGACGGGCTCCGGGGGGTACCACCCGCTGTCGTGCAGGTTCGGCGCCGTGGTGGGCGTCTGGCCGAAGACCGCCTCGTCCGTCAAGCCGTTGCCGGCTACGAAGCCCAGGCGCACCCAGTGCGAACCGGCGCGCGGGCGGATGTACATCGTCCGCCCGACGGCGCACGTGAACACGAAGCGCCCGTCCTCAGCGATCACCACCGTGATGCCCGCCAGCCCCTCCATCGCGCTGAGCGCGTCGTCGACAGCCGTGCACCACGCCTCGGGCGTGTCGTACGTTCCTGGCGCGATCGTCGCCGTCCGATCCGGCTCCTGGTCGAACGTGAAGAGCATCTCGTCACGGTCGCCCGGGACTACGGTGACGGGGCGGAAGATCTTCGGGATCGGGAGAGCCATCCTACGAGGCCTCCGTCTTCATGCCGAGCCTGTCGGCGAGCTGCATGCGCCTTCCGGCTCGCCGTGCGGTCTCGGCCGGCGTTTCAAATGGATCTCCGATCACTACGTAGACGATCTCGCGCGTGACCGTCGCGGCGGCCTGGCCCGTGAAGCCCGGCTGCTCGTAGCGGCCGCCTGACACATCGCTCCCCGAGCTCGTCCCGGCGCCCTCGTTGCTCTTGCGCGCTGCCTCGACGTCGGCTCGCTCCGCCGCGGTCATCCCGCGGTTCGCCCCGATGAACGCGGCCGCGGTCCCTGCAGCCGCGGCGACGAGGCCCCAGGTGCCCGCCGAGGCGAAGTGCTTCGCGGCCGCGTCGGGGTTGTAGATGGCGAGCGAGGCGAGCCCGAGGGCGGTCTCCTTCAGCGCCTCGACGACGGCCTGCTGCCCGACGCCCGCGAGGGAATCCTGGACCATCGCGGCGATCGAGGCAGCCGAGAGGTCCGCGGTCTCCGCCGTGGTCTGCCCCTGCGCCCGCATCGCGGCCTCGTAGGCCCGCGAGCCGCGCAGCAGCTTGCCGTACTCCGCCCCCATGCTCGTGCTGAAGGATGACCACGCGCTCTTCGCGGCGTCCCGGGCGATCCGCTCTGCGGTGGCTTCCTGCGGCACGATGGCGAGGCGCTTGCGGGAGTACTCCTGCTGGATCCTGAGCTTCAGGTCCTCCTGGTCCTGGACGATCTTCAGCTGCGCGACGTACCACTCGTCCAGCTCCTGCAGCTCGCGCCCCTTCGCTTCGTTGCCGCCCGCCTCATCGAGGTACCGGTAGTGCTGTCGGAGCGCGGCGAGGTCCTTCTCGCGCTGCAGCATGCGGGCGCCGCGCTCCGACGCAAAGGCGGCCTCGGCGGCGAGCTGCTCGTCGATCTCCTCGTGCTGCGCTTTCGCCCGCAGCGTCGCCATCTCAGCGAGGCGCTGCTTCTCGCGCTCGGCCTCGGCCTTGGCGCGCTCGAGGCGCTTCTCGGCCTCGCGCTTCTCCTTCTCCTCGCGCTCCTTCCGCGCCTTCTCCGTTGCCTCCGCGGCAGCCTTGGCTGCCTCCTCCTCCGCGTAGACCTGGATCCGCTTCTTGGCGTCGGCGAGGCGCTGCTCCGCGGGCCCCATCGCCCGCTCGACGGCCGCGATCTGCGCCATCAGCGCGGCGGCCGCCGAATCCTCCCCGGCCCCGCCACCGATCGAGAGGACGTCCCGGCGGCCCTTGTGGATCGCGAGCTCGCGGTTGAGCTTCTCGAGCTCCTCGCGCTCCTTCTTCGTCGAGTCGGTGAACTGGCGCTGCGCGTCGATCATCTCGCGCTGCGACTGCGGGATGCCGGCGAGCGAGAGGTGCAGGTCCTCGAAGTGCCGGGCCTGCTTCGCCATCTCCTCGGTGTGCTTGGCGGTCGCCTCGGCCGCGGCCTTCGCGGCCTTCTCCTCCGCCTCGAGGTACTCGGTGAACCACTTCACGCCGATCGTGGCGGCCTCGATCGCCAGGCCGAGGCCGAGGCCGCCGGCGAGCCCGGCGGTGAGCCCCATCACGACGTCGTGCGCCTTCGTACCGATCGGGATGAAGCTCGCGAACTCGGAGACGAAGTACTTCGCCGTCGCGCCTTCCTGCTTCTGCTCCCGGCGGAAGTCGCGCATCCCGCCAGTGAGCTTCTCGAGGAAGCCGACCGGGTCCTGCGGCGTGCCCGGCTTCGGCACCGGCGGCGTGAGCGGCGGGTCGTTCTCGTGCTTCTTGCGGAACCCCTTGAGCGCGGCGTCGGCCTCCTCGGTCGAGAGGCGGAATGGGAGGACGAACTCGCCGATGGTGATGGAGGCGCCGACGGTCATCGCTGGTCACCTCAGAGGGGAGCGTCGGGGAGAACGACCGGGCGGCGTGGTGCGACCTGCCGGATCCGCTCCGCCTCGCGGAGGTCGGCGGCGACGTCCAGACACCGGAGCACCTCGAGCAGGAGGGCCGGCGCGCGGACGTACGCGCGCGCGTCGAGCTTCCCGCCCGTGCGCGCGTGGAAGTCGATCCAGGCATCGAAGGTCGGGTGGAGAGCTGTGCGCGGGCAGCCGCGCCATGTAAACCGCTGGTGGAACGCCCACTCGCGCGGCCCCTCGCAGGAATCTCGCTTGCCGCTGTTGCTGGCCTGCAGGTCGCCGCTCTTGTCCTTCGCGCAGGCCGCGCAGGAGAACATGCCCCGGTCCATCAGGGCGGCGACCATCAGCCGTTTTTTCGCACCTCCTCGAGCTGCTGCCCGAGCACGATGAAGAGCGCGAGCTCGGCGAGGATGCGGGAGGCGGCGTAGACCTCGATCGTCGCCTTCGCGACGACGTCGAAGGGCTCGCCGTCGAAGCGCTCGGCGGTGGTGGCGAAGGCGACCTCCGTCCCGTCGCGCCGACGCAGGCCGGCGTGCCCGCGCACGCTCCACCGGACGACCTCGCGCGCCCAGCGGAAGTCGGCGAGGGCGCGCTCCTCCAGGTCGGCGATCCCGCGGACCGAGCGGCCGAGGGCGTCGATCGCCGCCTTCTTCGCGCCAGGGATGTGCCCGACGAGGAACACCGGGCCCGAGCCGGGGAGGTAGCCAGCGAGCTCGCGCTCGGCCTCCTCGCGCACGGCGCGCACGCGGAGCAGCTCCCGGGCAGCTGCGGCATCCGGGGCAGGGTGCTCGGGGGGCGCGGTGGCGCGGACCGCCTCCAGCTTCTCCTCCGCCTCCTTCTCGATGTGCTTCCGGATCTCGAGCCGCTGCTCGAGCACGGCCTTGCTGAAGTCGAGCTGCCACGTCTCGCTCGGATCGAGCGCGATCACGTTGTCCATGGTGGAGGCGCCCTCCGGAGGCGCCGGGGGGAGGATCAGCAGAGCGCGAACGTGAACGACGGCACGCCCGCCAGGGGAGTGCGCAGGATCCGGCAGGTGAACTCGCGCGCGTCGAGCCCGTTGACCGACGTCGGCTTGACGTCCGCGATCTCGACCGTCGGCGCGACGATGACGATCGAGTTGCCCGGGCCGCCCTGCGTCATCTCAAGGAGCAGGTCGAAGGAGGTGCGAGCCCGGTACTTCGCCTCCAGCGCTGCGCACCCGTCGTTCCAGAAAGCGGTGAAAGTGAAGCCGAGCTTCACGCCACGGACGAAGAAGCCGTTCAGCCCGCCGGGACCGCCCGTGTACGGGCGCGGCTGCACGTCGTTCTGGTACGAGAGGGCGAACGAAGCGACCTTCTGCTCGGCGGCGTCGACCCAGAAACGCGACGACCTGGCGAAGACCGACGCGACGGGCAGATCGACCGCGAGCGCGGGGGGCGTCAGCACCACGCCGTCCGAGTCCGCGAAGTCGGCGAACTGGAGATCGAACTTGAACCTCATCTGCTCGTTGGCGCTGCCGCCTGCCAGCTCGAACGTCCCGAGGCCGCCGCGCAGGAACTTGTGCCAGTTGCCCGCCGCGCCGCTCGGGTCGACGCCCTCGACGTCGGCCCAGACGTGCTGGTGCCCGTACAGCGCGCGGGTGTACCGCGCGGCCCCGTAGAGGGACGCTCCAGACCCGCCCGTCAGGAACGGGAACGCCCGGCAGACCGTGGCGTCGAGGCCCGCGACCGAACGGACCTGGCGCACGCTGTAGCGACCCGTGCCGGGATCGACGTAGCCGATGAGCTTGCCGGGTGCGTCCAGGCGCCCGGCCGTGGCGAGCTTCGGCACGGTCACCGTTCCGCCGGCCGCGCCCGTGTCGCCCGTGTCGAGGGCCTGGGCGCCGAAGATCGACTTCAGGAGCAGGCCCGCCTCACCGTCCTTCGCCGCGACGGCCGGGCCCGCGGGCGTCCCGAAGCCGCGCGCGTCCATCTCGAGCGCGAGCGACGCAACGGGCTCTCCGAGGATGGAGGCGCTCTGCTCACCGTCCGAGGAGAGGAAGTTGCGCTCGTAGGACTTGCGGCCGTACGCGATCTCCGCCGCGAGGACCTGGGGCTGGACGAAGCCCGTGATCGCGTCCGTGAGGATGTCGGCGGGGGAGGGCGCGATGCGGATGCGGCGGAGGTCGGTGAGGACGGGCATGACGGGACCTTTCTCGAGCTACATCGTGTCGCGGTAGAGGACGACCAGGTCGACGAGCAGGAGCTTCGCGGCCTCGTCGTCGCCGACGGTGATCGAGGCCTTCGCGCGGCGGACGGTCGTCCCAGCCCAGGCGCCGCGGTTGAGCGCGCGGAGGAGGTGCGCCGTGTCGCTCGCGAGCTGGCGCTCGAGGGCGCGCTCGCCGCCCCCGACGAACGGGTAGCCGATCTCGATCGCGAGCCGCGTCTCGTGGTCCGCGACGCCGACGTTCAGCACGCCCTCGCCATCGGACGAGAGGTCCCGCGTTCCGCGGAACTCGATGTCGAAGCTCCGTCGCCGGCGAGCGGCATCGGCCTCGGTGGTCTCCGAGCTCCGACGGAAGCGCGTCGCGGGATCGACCGTTGGCACGATCGCCGCGAGCTTCTTCACGAGCTCGTCCATGACCTGCTCGATCGCGGGGGGCGCGGAGGGCATCGGCTACCTCACGATCCGCGCGAAGTGGACGTGCTGCTCGCCCTGCGCCTGCTTCGCGTCCTCGGCCGTGTCGTACCAGTCGGCGGCCTCGAGGGCTTCCTCGAGGGCGGCCTGGGCCTGCTCGCGCTTCTTCTCGGCCCACTCGACCCAGGTCGGCCCCCAGGTGTCCGCCGCGGTGGCGAGCGTCCGGAGGAGGTGCGCGAGCCGGAGGCGGTCGGGGTTCATCACCCGGTCCGCGTCCACGCCCGCGGCCGCGAGCCCGTCGAGAACGTCGTCCCAGGCCTCGGCGACGTCGTCGGTGACGATCTCGACGTCGCCGGCGGTGCCGGGGACGCGCCCCTGGACGTCGCCCGCAGTGACCACCGGGCGGAGCACCCGGCGGCGGACCTCGTAGAGCTGATCGGCCGGAGGGTACGCCACACCCCCGAGCGAGTAGGACCACTCCGCCCGGAAGAGATACGCCGCGCCCGGGGAGCCCTGCTTCGCCGCCGTGGTCGCCGGCGCCGGCGTGTTGCCCGGCGTGAGGACGAAGGAGAGCGCCCAGCCGAGGACCTCGGAGGTCGGGGGGAGGTCGCGCCTCACGCCGCTCCGCAGCCGCACCGCTCCGTCGGCCGAGACGCCCACCACCTGGACATCCACGAGCTCGCCGTCGTCGGCCGCGCGGACGAGGTACTTCCGCCCGGGCTCCATGCCCGAGGTGTCCGCGATGATGAGCACCCTCGAACCGGCTTCGGCCTGGACGTCGAGCACCTTGTCGACGGGGTCGATGGTCGCCTCGGCGGCCTGGACCGGCGTGGGGAGCGCCTCGCCGCTCGAACGCACGCACGTCACCGTCGCCGCGGTCGGCTCGCCGCCGATGGTGGCCTCGGGCGGGTAGAAGACGAGGGTGCCGCCCTTGCCGGCGACGAAGCGAGTTCGAGGCATCGGGGTGTCCCTCCGTGAGCTACGGGCGCGGCAGGCGGCGCGGAGCCCGCTTGTGGCCGGGCACGAGCTCGAGGATCTCGGCGTGGTCGTTCACTGCGTCGCGGAGCTGCTCGACGGTCCGCTCGAGCTCGGCGCGGCCATCGATGGCTCGGAGCGTGAGCTTCCGGATGTCCTCGAGCTTCCGGTTCGTCTCGCCCTGACGGAGCGCGCTGGCGTTGTCCTCGCGCTTCTCGTGACGGTGCACGATGAGGGCGACGCCGATCGTCCCGAGGGCCACGATGGTCAACGCGATCAGCGCGCCCACCGCCACGAGGAGAGCTGCGGGTACGACGGCTGCGTTCATGGAGCCCTCGGTCGGATGATGCGGGCCTGCGGCACCGGGCGCGCGGGGAGCGGCCCCGAGATCCGGTCGAGGAGGATGGCGAAGACGCCCGCCTGCTCGTCGGCGACGCGCTCGAGCGCCTGCGTCTGGCGGCCGATCGCCTCGGTCTGCTTGTCCATCGCCTGGACGATGGTCGCAACCTGCGCTCGATGTTGGTCCCGCTCGTCGTAGATGCTGGCTTTCGTGACGCCCCACATCTCGACGACGAGCCAGAGGACGAGGCTCGCTGCCGAGCCCGACGCCACGAGCCGGCGGGCCTTCTTGCGCGCGCCCTCATCCTGTGGGCGTTGCCCGTAGAGGATCGCCCCGAGGAGGCGCGCCAGCGACGCCCAGCCGCCAGTCGTCCGGGTCGTCACCGCTCGGGCTCCACCTCGACGACCGGCGGGCCCGCGATCCACCAGCCCTTGAGAAGCCGGACCTTGACTCGCGTGAGCCGCCCGTCAGGAAGCCGGACCCACACCTCCACCTCAGCCTCCTTCGCCACCCGGTGCGGGATCGTGGGGTCCGGGATCGCCGCCCGCCTGAAGCAGCCGCTCGCGGGCGACAGCATCACCGAAGCGATGACCACGAGCACGATCTTCCGCATTGGGCTTCTCCTCCTCGGCAATCCTGCGCTCGGCGAGGACGTCGAGATACGCCCGCGTGCACCCGCGGGCGATAGCGTAGGCGAGGTTCTCGAGGGTCACGGCCAGTCAGCCCTGCGTCGGGGGAGCCTGAACGCGCGCGGCCGCCTCGGGCGTCTCGGGCACGGTGCCGCCGGTCGACTGCGCGCCCTTCGCGAAGATCATGCCCACGCCGGCCATGACGGAGGTGATGAGGACGCCGAAGTCCACGGTGGTGCTCGGGGTGCCGTCGAAGAACGCGCCGGCCGCGAGAGCGAGAGCCTGGACGATCATCACGATGCCCAGGACGGTGAGGTTCTTCGAGGTTGCGAGCGTCATTGCGGGGGCTCCTTGCGTGGGGAAGGTGAGACGCATCACTCCTCGACGAGCTCGATGAAGGCGGCGAAGCTCGCGCCGCCCGTGGCGCCGGGGTCGCGGAGCGCGATCCCGTTCGCCGTTCCCGGCGGGACGCGGGGCGGCCGCGCGAAGCGGTGCGTGAAGTCGATGCAGATCGGCACGAAGGCCGCGAGCGCCGTGGGCACGTAGACGGGGAGGGCGGCGATCGTCGCCCCCTGCGTCCCGAGCGCAGTGGGCTTCGCCCGGATCACGCCCGAGAACGCGGCGCCGAGCCCCGCGTCCTCCCTCCCGGCCGCGGCGGTGGGCGCGCCCGCGGCCTCCGGCGTCACCGCGCCGGCCGTGCCCGCGGCGGTGGTCCGCTCGAGCAGGAGGACGCGCAGGCCGGCCGTGGTCTGGATCCCGGGCTGCGTCACGCACACGCGCAGGATGCGGACCCCCTTCTGCGCGCCGGCCTCGATGGCGATCGCGTGCGAGGCGGCCGTGTTCGCCTGCCCGGACACGGCCACGATGTAGGGCGTGCCGAGCTTGAGCGTGTCCAGGGGCTCGGCGAGGGCGGGCTGGGCGAGCGTGCACACCGCGGCGATCGCGGCGAGGAGGAAGCGGCGCATGGGGACCTCTCGGGCTGCAGACGGGGTGCGGCGGTGGGCTACCGCTTGGCGACGGCGTCCTGCAGCGCCTTGCGCCGCTCGAGCGCCGCCTTGTTCCGCGCGACCTGGCGGGTCTCCCACTCGGCGCGGTCGTCGTCGTGGAAGAAGTGGCCGCTCTCCTCCATGTACGCCGCGAGCTCCTCCGGCTCCGCCTCGCGGTACCAGTCCTTCGGCTTCATCTTCGGCGGGCGCTGGGTGACGAGGAGGTCCTCGAACCGCTCGGTGCTCGCCGGGTCGAGGTTGAAGGGGATCATCCCGCCCTGGGGGTTCACGAGCAGGCGGAACTTCGGCTCGCGCTGGTGCGGGAGGACCTTCGCCGGCGTCTTCGCCTCGACGTCCTCCGCCTTCGCGCCATGCGTCGTCTTCGTCGGGTCTGCCATCGTCGTTCTCTCCGTTCTCAGGTCAAGCATCGGCAGCCGTCCTCCAGGAAGGTCTGCCGACGCGGGGGGTGCAGGTGAAGCAGTTCCAGGACGATCGCGGCCGGGGCCGGGCGGAGGTGAACCGCCGGAGACCGGAGGGGTCGCGCGATCGTCCTGGAGCCTGGGGGGAAGCGCGGGGCGGGTTAGCCGCGGAGCAGCTGCACCCACTCCGGCCGCGTCACCTTGATGCCGTAGAGCACGTCGCAGTTGCAGGCGAGCGCCATGGCGTCGATGTCGTACTGCATGACCACGCGGACCGCGAGGCCGCTCTCCTCGTCGAACGTCACGGAGCCCTTCGCGCCCACGCCCTCGGGCGGCGACTCCATCGGGCGCACCGCGACCTGCACGGCCTCGGGGACGAGGCCGACGTTCTGCACCGTGGCCGGCGCGCCGGCGACCACGTTGATGAGCTGCGACTCGAAGTGCTCGATGCCGTAGAGCCGGCCGACGTGGCCCTCACGGAGCGCCGAGCCCGCGTCACCGCGGGTGTTGGCGTTCGTGAACTTCGACGAGCTCGTGGTGAGCAGGGCGTTGTTGTCCTTCGTGCCCCAGATCGCCGCCTTCATGGCGGCCTGCGGGACCTTGTTGTCCGCGAAGGCCTTGCGGCTGCCGAGGACGAGCGCCTCGTCGGCCGCGGCGCCGGCGGCGCCCATGATGTTGCCGCCCGCCGCCGCGGCGACGATCGCCGCGAGCACGTCCGACTCGTACTGCTCGGCGAGCGCCCGGCCCGCCTCGAGCATCTGCTCGTCCATCGCCTTCGGGTTCGCCTGGCCGCGCGCCACGTCCTCGATCGAGAAGGGGACGACCTTGTGCTTGTTGAGCACCAGGTCCTGCCCGGTCGCGGTCGTGGTCTGGCGGGTGACGCTGGTCCCGGCGACCTTGTCGGCCGCGGTGAGCGCGCCGACCTTGTTGATCTTCACGGTGTCGCCGAGCTTCTTCACCTCGTTCTCGAAGTCGTGCTTCACGAGGCGCGCCACGATGATGTTGGCGCGGAGCTGCCGGAGGATCGAGTCGGCCCACATCGACGGGATGAGGGTCGCCCAGTCCACCTTGGTGGTGACGGCCATTCAGACACTCCTTCTGCTGGTAGCTGCGGGGTGACCCCGGCTACGCCTTGATCCGGCCCTCCTTCATCGCCGCGCGGATCTCGTCGCCCGCCTTCTCCCGCTCGGAGAAGGTCATGGCCTCGATCTCGGCGACGGTGAAGGTGCGCTTCCCGCCCGGCGGCGCCGGGGTGGTCGGAGGGCGGGGCGCCGGCGCGCCGGGGTTCTGCGCGCGCAGGCCTGCGAGGAACAGCTCCTTGGACTCCAACGCCACGTCGGACGGGACGAGCTTGCGCACGTCCTCGGGCAGGGCAGCCAGATCGGCGGCGAGCTTGTCCTCGCGGGCCTTGCGGTCCGCGGCGACCTCGTCGTCGATCTCCTTCTTCAGCGTGCGCAGCTCCGTGAGCTCCTTCAGCTCGGCCGCGCGGTCGCTGGTCTGCTTCTCGTACAGCTCCTTGAACTTGCCCTGCTCGGCGAGCAGCGCGGCCGCGTCCTGCTTCTGCTTCTCCTCGATGTCGTGGAGTCGCTTGCGCAGGTTCTGGGCCTCGCGGTTCGCCTCCTGGCGATCCTTCTGCTCCCGGTCGAGCCGCGCCTTCAGCTGCTCGACGGTCTCGGCCACCGGGGCCGGGGGTGGAACCGGCTCGGGAACCACCGGCGCCGGGGCCGGAGGAGGAGTCGGGGGGGGGACGGGCGGGATCGGATCGGCTGGCGGCATGGTGCTTGTCTCCCTCCAGGGGCGACGGGTGGGGTGGGACGGCTACTGCCGCGGCTTCTCCCGCAGCAGTTTCGACGCGAACTTCCCGAGCTCGCGGTGCAGCTCGGCCTGCTCATCTGGCGTCAGGCCGAAGAACGGACGTCGGTCGTGGTTCGCCGCGGCCTTCACCGCGTTCGCGACCACCTTGCTCGAGCTCTTCGAGACGGAGCGGGTGAGCCGGCGTCGGCGCGTGATGCCGCCGACCCGCCTCTCCACCCACCTCGAGGACTTCTTGAACCTCGTCGCCGGCGCCGCGCCGACGAACCCCACGATCGCGAAGCTCGGCCCGCTCCGGACGACCTGCAGGCCGTTCAGCATCGCGCCCGACAGCGTGAGGTTCGGCGGGTCCACGCGCCGGCCGGCTGCCTTCCGCAGCGCGGCGTAGCCCTTCGTGTACGGCTTGAACCGGCCTTCGAGGCCGCGCCCCTGCTCCGTGCGCCGCTGGATGATGCCGATCGCCAGCAGCGCCGCGTGCCGTGCGAGCTGCTCGAGCTGCTCGCTCGCGAAGAGCGTCGTGTCCATCCGGAGCAGCGCTCCGGCGCCTGGTGCTCGTCGGGCCATCGAGAGGAGCCTCCCGCGCGAGGGGCTGCTACCCCGCCGCGCGAGCTCGCGCGCGGACGATCTTGCCGCCGACGACCTTGCCGCGGTTCCTCGCCACCCATACCGCCTCGTTCCGGCCGAGCCGGATGCCCTTTACGATCGCGCGCGCCTCTCGGCCGCCGATGCGGTGCGCCGGCAGCGCGCGCGCGGCCGTCACGGAGATCGGCTCGAGCCGGTGCCTGCAGCCGTACCCGCCCAAGAACCTCGAGGTGGGCGCCAGGTCCTGGCCGTTGTCCTCCTCGTCGAGGTCGCTCGACGTGTAGACCTTGTGGACGTGGTCGGCGCAGAACGGCCTGGTCACCTCGTCGTCCGGCCCGCCGTATGTGAAGAGGTCGATGCCGCTCGCCTCGGCCTGCGAGACGAGCCCCTCCCGGAGGAAGGCGTGGAAGGAGGTAGCGACCTCCGTCACGATCCTGCCGAGCTTCGCCCGCGCGGCCTCCGCCACCGCCTGCAGCGCGTCCTCGCGCGGCCGGCCCGCCGCCACCATCGCGAAGAGGACCTCGCGCGCCCGCGCGCCGGCGAGCCCCTGCTGCACGATGAGCCCCCGGGCGACGCGGCTGACGAGCGGCCGCAGCCCGTCCAGCGAGACGCTCGTGAACGACGCCCCGAGCTCGGAGCGGAGGTCGCGCCGGACCTGCGCGGCGATCCACTCGAAGGACGTCAGCACGCGCTGGGACGCGTCCTGGAAGCCGAGCCGCCCGAGCTGCTCGCCGAGCTCCTGCCCGATGGCGAGCGCGTGGGCCCGGTCGAGCGTGTCGTAGCGGTCGCCGACCTTCTCCCTCAGCCACCGCAGGAGGTTCGCGGCGGTGCGCTCGATGTCGCGCCGGAGCTGGTCAGCCGCGGCGTCGGCGAGGTCCTCGGCGCGGCTCATCGGATCCCGCGCCGCTTCTTGTAGGCGGCCACCAGGTGCTTGCCGTCGTCGAGCTGGAAGTCGCTCGGCACGTACGACTTGCCGGTCACCCGGGTCGCGTGGTCGTACATCGCGGTGGCGACGCCCATCCGCCGCATGTCGTCGGCGACACGGACGGTGCCGCCCTTGATCTTGTCCTTCGCGACGCCCTCGGTGACGAACTCCGCGCGCGCCACCAGGCGGTCGCCTAAGTGCGCCTCCACGGTCGGGGTCCGGCCGACCATCTTGTACGTGAGAACGACCTTCCCCTTCGCCGTGACGTGCTCAGCGGTCGTGGGCGCGGTGGGCGTGCGCGGCAGCTTCTTCGCGAGCTTCTTCACCGCGCGCTTTCGGGCGCCGGCCTCCGTCCACTGCCCCTCCTCGTCGCGGGTCTGGCTGGGGTCGTAGGACACGGGAGCTCCTTCACCTGGTCCGCGTCGCCGTCTCTTCCGTGAAGCGCGAGAGGAACGTGTGGCGGAGGACCTCGAGCCGGCCGATGAGCCGGACCTCGTCGAGGTTCGTGGTCGCGCCCGACATGCCCCACGTCATCCGGACGCTCGTGGCGTCGTCGGCGAACCACAGGAGCGACTCGAGCTCGCCGGCCCGCGCGCGCTCGAGCAGCATCTCGAGGTCCCGGAGGATGGTCTGCTGGACCTCGGACTTGACCGTCTTCAGCTCGATGAGGGCCATGGGCTGCTACTCCTCCCCCGCGGGCTTCGGCGGCTCGGGCGGCTCCGGAGGCTCGACGGGCGGCTTCTCGCCGGGGTCGAGCTGGTCGTCCTCGCCGCCGGGCGCGCCGGGCACCGCCGGGGCCTTCGGCTTCGTCCGCTCGTTCGTCTCCCGGTGCCGCTCGAGCAGCTTCTCGGCCTCGTCCTCGGTGATGCCCCGCCGCTTCGCCAGGATCGCGGGAAGGGTCGTGAGGTCCTTCTCCAGGTCCGCGAAATCGATGTCCTGCTCGACCTGCGGGGAGAACGGGATCCGAAGGTCCCCGGGCTCCCACGTGATGCGCGCGGCCTTGGGCAGCTGCTTCAGCGTAGGCGCGTGGTGGTTCACCACGATCCGGAGGAGCTCGAAGAGCCGTTCCACCGGCGCGCGGTAGCGTTCCACCTGGTCCTCGCGGGCCTCGAGTTGCGGCTCCCGCTCCACCACCAGCGCCTCGGCCGAGGCCACCGTCCTCGAGTCCGCGAGCACCGTGCCGGCGGGCACGTCCCAGAGCGTCGTCACGCGGCGCGCGTCCGCCGTCACGATCGCCTCGAGCGCGTCCAACTGCGGGTTCGTCGACAGGACGCCCGCCTCCTCGCCGCGGTTCAGGTAGACGGCCTTGTCCGGGCCGAAGTGGAGCTCGGCCTTCGGCGCCGCCTCTCCCCCCGCCGAGGTCGTCCGGCTGATGTACGTCTGCCCGAACCCCTGTAACCGGGCGATGTGGTGCTCGTCGGTCAGCGTGACGTTGATCGAGCGGTTCGAGCGGACGAGGTCGCCGTTCGCCGCCGTGAAGAAGCCGAGCTCGAGCTCCTCCGAGTGAAAGGCGACGAGCGGCACGACGGGCTTCCCGTCCGCGGCGCGGTAGGGGTTCTCGCCGTTCATGCTCGCGACGGTGACGAGCTCGCCCGAGCCGTCGATCACGTAGTGCTCGGGGCGCGCCTCGGCCGCGCTCCAGTACTCGAAGCGCTTCTCCTCGAGCTTCCGCGACGAGCTCGCCACGCCGGCCGGGCCCGCCACCTCGAGGAGGATCCCCTTCGCCTTGTCGAGGTCGGTCGGGTGGTCCGGGTCGAAGTCCACGTGCACGAACTGCGGAGGGAAGATCGTGAGCGTCGCTGCCTGCGCGCGCTCGTCGTAGCCGACCGCGACGACCACCGTGTTGAGCGCCTCGGTCCAGCGGTTCACCGTGCGCAGCCGCCGCTTGAAGTCGGCCACCTTCTGCAGCTCGGCCCAGCGCCGCGCCTCGGCCGAGTCGGCGGGGTAGGGATCCCCGATCTCGCCCGTCGTTTCCTGCGCGCGCCGGATGGTGAACCTGGAATCCTTCCCGAAGAGCTTCGATCGCGCGTCCACGACTTTCCGCATGATGCGGACGGTGTGCGGGACCATCTGCCCGTACGACAGCGGGAACGCGATCCGCAGGTGCGCGACGAGGTCCTGCTCCTGGTCGCCCAGGTAGTAGGCGAGCCGGACGTTCATCTCCTCGTCGAAGCCGGCCGGCTTCCACTTCGCCGCGCGAGCCAGGAACTCTTTCAGCTCGACATCGTGCTTCCCGCGCATCGCCTGGGCGAGCAGCTCGGAGACGCGGCGGAGCGGGTTCAGCATCGGTGGCACCTCTCAGCGGATCCGCACGTACCGCGGGCCGGACAGACCGCGCTGCTCGACGAGGTTGATCACCAGGTAGCGCACGCAGTCACATGCATGATCCGTCGTGCCGTCTTTGATCGGAACATCCGAGACCGGCCGGCCCTGCCTCGCCTCGGGATACGCGTACGACTCCATCGATCGCACGATGCCGCGCGGGCCCCACTCGTCCTCGGCGAGGTCCTTCGCGACGAAGAGCCGGGTCTCGTCGAGCGTGTTGAGCAGCATCCCGTCGACCAGGTCGACGCCGTTCGGGATGTGCGTGAGCTCGTCGTCCGTCGTGAAGTTGACGGGGCGGAGCCCGTGGTTCTCGAGCACGTGGACGTCGGAGATCCCGGCCGACGTCGTCGCGTTGCCGGCCGGGTCGCAGAACCACTGCGCGACCTTGATCTTCTTCTGCTCGAGGTCCTCGCGGACGTGGTCGGCGAGCTGCGCCGTCGAGACCTGCGAGAGGTGGTACTGGCGGAAGCACACCCACGAGTTGTCCAGCGCCCTCTTCCCGTTCGAGAGCTTCCAGCCGAAGGGGATCTCCTGCCACAGCGTGACGGCCGGGCGCCGGCGGCCGAAGTCGATCACGCCCACCGTCTGGAAGCGCGCCTCGTACTTCCACGCGATCCCGTGCACCGTGTCCATGTCGAACGTCGGGTAGACCGCGTTCTCCGAGGAGCCCCACTGCCCCTCGATCAGGCTCTTCGCGAGCCTCTTCGAGTAGGTGCGCTCGAGCGAGGCGATGTACCCGGGCGCGAGGTGCGGCGCGTTCTCCCGCGTCGACATGTGGAACGCGCGCCGGCTGCCCTCGGCCTTCTTCCCCGCGAACTCGTCGTGGAGCCAACCCCAGCTCGGCGTCGTCGTCAGGACGCCCTGCAGCCGCTTCGCGGCGGAGAAACGGAGGCGGCCGACGATGATCTGCCAGGCCTCCTTCGAGTAGAGGCGCGCCTCGTCGCCCCAGATCCACGAGAGGTTCGCGCCCTCGAGTGAGCCCGGGTTGCCGGCCGAGCCGAGGAAGACCCTCGACCCGTTCACGAGCAAGATGTTCGGCGCCTTCGCGCCTCGCCGGTCTTCTGCGACGAGCTGCCCCGGGCACGCGCCTACCCAAGGCCTGTCCTTATCCACGAACGCGGGCAGCGTCACGCGGTAGAGCAGGCCCCACGTCGGGGCGACGATCATCCCGTCCTGGCCCGCGTTCGCGGCCGCGAGGTCGAGGGCGATCTCGGCCCCGGTCGACGTCTTCCCCGAGCCGTACCCGCCAAGGAGCGCCACCCATTCGTCGCGCGCGTCCATTGCGCGCTGCTGGCTCGGCGTCGGGACGCGGTCGCTCGCCCTGACGATGACCCGGGCCATCCGCTACGCCTCCTTCTGCGGCGGCGCCGGCTGGGCGGGCATGGCGGTGAGCGCCGCGGGCGGCGGCACGTCGGGGTTGCGGTTCCGCTCGATGACGATGTCGACCGCGCCCGCGCCGGCGAGGTCGTCGGTGGGCATGTAGCCCGTGCCCTCGATGCGGTGGAGGAGCTCCTCGACGCGGAGCATGGCGCGGAAGTGCGGGCCGCCCTTCTGCACGTCCGCCCTGGTGTAGAGCCTCATCAACCGCCGGATCTGCCGCTCACGCGCGGCGGGCCGGTCGCGGTGTCGCTCCGCCTTCCACCGCTCGTAGACCTTGGCGATGTACTCCGCGGCCTGCGAGGGCGAGATGCCCCAGCGCTTGCCGCACGTCCGCTGGATCGAGCTCGACGGCTCACCCGACGCGATCCACTTCTCGACCTGGTCAAGCCGCTGCTCGAGCTTCACGCCGCGGGTCTTCGGCCTCTTGGCCCCGCCCTTGTTGCCGCCTGCCACGATGCGCGCCTCTCCCGCACCGCGGCGCGCCGCCCAGGGCGCGGCCTACCGCGGAGCCTCCGGGGCCCGCGAGACGGCGCAGCGTGATGAGGGAGCCCCGAGGGCCGGAACGAGGAGCGGCCCGCCAACCCCAGGGAGCAGGTCAGCGGGCCGCGAGGAGGACGACGACCAGCGTGCCGGCTTCTTCGCACGAGCCGGTGCGCGGTGGCAACCGCATTGAGTTCGATTGTCGCCGAAACCTTCTGGAAACAACCGTGCATTGCCCTGCGCAATGCAGGTAGGGAATGATGCGCTACGGCGCGCGGATCCGGTCTCGGCCGGTCTCGCCGCTCAGGAAGATCCTCGATCCGTTCGCGAGCGGGAAGACCCGTGCCGGCGCGCGCGGGACGGGCGGCAGCAGGTCCACGAGCTCGAACGAACGGCGTCGCTCGAGGGAGACGCGGATCGCCTCGACGGTGAGCGCGAGCGCATTGTCGGGCTCGGCGACGAGCAGGCAGGGCGGTCGGCCGGCGTGCAGGAAGAGGAGCTCCACGACCTCGCCTCGCGGGCGGCGCGCCAGCACGGAGGAGGGCTCACCGCAGACGCGGCAGCAGAAAGGCGTGCTCACGTCGCGGACCTCTTGCTCTCCGACGAGAAGAGCTGGAACTGCTGCTGGGTCTGCTCGCGCATCCGCTCGATGTACGCGAGCACGGAGCTCTCCGGGATCCGCCACCCCTGGTCTCGATACGCGCCCGCGAACGTCCCGTCCCGACACCTCTGGAGGACCCAGTCCCTGTGATGGGCGAGCCGCCGCGCGACGGTGCGCGCGCTCAGCATCTGCGGGACCGCGATCGGTGCGCTGCTCATTCGAGGAAGCCTCCTTCGGCGAGCCGCTCCCGGATGACCCGGTGCGCTCGCGACATGCGCCGCTTCATCTGGTCCAGCGAGTACCGACCGCCGGCCCCTTCCTGGATCCACGCGTACGCGCGGCCGCGGCCGTGGTGCTCGAACAGCCAGCGGGCCACGAGCTCGCCGGCGCCGGCGTCGCGCGCCTCTGCGTCCTGGGCCGCGAGCTTCATCGCCCACGCGATCGCCGCGAACGCCCTGCGCTTCGGATCGTCGGCGCCGCGGTTCGGCGTCCCGTCGCCGCCCTCGAGGCCGCGCGCGAGCGGCAGCGCTTTCGGGCTCGCCCACGCCTCACGCGTCTGGAAGTACCAGGCGAGCGCGTGGCTCTCGTGGCGGAAGATGCGGACGCCGCTCGCGCGCCGCTTCATCCTCTCGAGCACGGCGGCGAGCAGCTCCTCCGCGTCGGCCTTCCGCTCCACCTCGAGCTCGCACCATCCCGCGTGCGGGGTCTCGCCGCACGTGCAGGGCTTCGGGAGCGTCATGGTGCGGGGAGCGCCTCCCCGCGCTCGAGGGCCCCGTGGATCCGGATGGCGAGCTCCACCGCCCTGCACACCCGGGCGTCCGTCGGGACGTCGCCGAGGAAGAACCGCGCGAACGCGGCCGCGATGCCGCTCTCCTCGAGCCGCCAGAGCGCGCGGTCGATGGGCAGGTAGAGCACCACCCCGTCCCCGGCCGCGTAGGCGGCGGCGTGCCCCTCCTCGATGGAGACCACCGGGCGGCGCCAGGCGGCCCAGGCCGCGACGTCGAGGCGGGTCCAGAGCTCGAACCGCTCGCCGGCGAGCGCGAGCGCCCAGAGGCCGTCCTCGATGCGGACGACGAGCCCGGGCGGCACTGGGCGGTCGGAGTAGACCCGGAGCTCGTAGGTGCTCGAGACGGCGGCGGGGGGCGGCTCCGGCGGGGTCAACGCGGCGCGCGCGCGGGTGCCCGCGACGGCGAGGGCGCCCAGGACGAGCGCCAGGAGAACGGCAACCACGGGTGCTCCCGGCCCGGAGCGGCGCGCGCGCGGCCCCTCACGGCGCGCCCGACCAGAACCGAGTCGGGCCGGATGCTATCACCAGGAACCGGCCGGAACCGAATGGAAGTCCTCAGAGACCGACGCTGACGACGTACCGGGCAAGCCCGGCGGCGAGCTCCGGGGCGTCCGCAGAGAGCGCCTCGGCTTCCCGCATAGCGCAGTCGCGCTGGCCGGTCGCGACGTAGGCGACGCCCAGGTTAAACCGGCCCTCGGGTAGAAGCGCGCTCGCGCGGAGCACCGCGATGGTCTCGTGGAACCGGCCGAGCTGGTTGAGCGCGCCGCCCAGGTCGCCGCGGGCCGCCGCGTGCATCGGGTCCGCCATGAGCGCTCGGGAGAAGTGCCCGACGGCCTCTTCATGACGGCTCGAGCGGAAGCACCACCGCCCGAGCTCGTTGTGCGCCCCCGCGTGCCCGGGCGCCAGCCCGACCGCCTCGAGGAGGTACGCCTCGCCCCGGCCGTCGCCGGCGTCGAGCAGCCCCTTGCCGAGCCCGAAGCAGATCGAGGGGTCCGCGCCCTGCGTCTCGCGCGCTCGCGCGAACAGCGTGACCGTGTCGCGCCACGTCTCGACCTGGAGCGTCGTGAGGACGGCGCACGCGGCGACGGCGGCCGCGCCGACGACGAGCTGCAGGCGCGCGGGAACCCGGCGCGCGAGCTCGGCGCCGCCCCAGACCACCGCGACGAGGAGCCCCAGGACGGCGACGTAGGCGTGCCGGTCCGCCACGGCCGCCCACTGGCCGGCCTGCGTGATCCCGAGCGTCGGGACGAGGGCCGCGAGGAACCACATCCACCCGGCCAGCGCGTAGGGCGCCCGCGCGCGTAAGCGGACGACCGCGACCGTCACGCCGGCGAGCCCTACAGCCGCGGCGATGGGCAACCAGAGGGGCAGGGCGAGGGGGTACGGGTAGAAGACGGCAAGCTCGAGCGGCCACGCGACGTGCAGGATCTGCCGCCAGGGCACGAGCGCGGCGTTGCCGAGCCGCAGCGCAAGGGCCGGCAGCTCGCCTCGCGGCAGCCCGCGCAGCGCCGCCATGATGACCGCGGCCACCCCGACGCTGAGCAGCGCGACCGGGATCTTCTCGAGGAGGAGCGCCCACGTCCACCGGCGCTGCAGCGGCCACACGTCGAGCGCGAGCAGCAACGCGGGGAGGGGGAGAAGGATCGGCTTCGCCGCGAGGGACACCGCGGCCGCGGCGAGCATGGCCGCGTACGCCCAGCGCGAGCGGGTCCGCGCGAACCGCAGGTACAGCCCGACCGCGAGCAACCCGAAGAACGCCGCGAGCACGTTCTTTCGCTCCACCGCCCAGGCGACCGACTCGACGTTGAGCGGATGGACGGCGAAGAGGAGCGCCACGAGCGCCGAGCGGCCGCGCGCGCCCGTCGCCGCCCGGAGCCCGAGGAACACGAGGAGCGCCGACGCGACGTGCCACGCCAGGTTCTCGAGGTGGAACGCCACCGGGTCGAAGCCGAAGACCGCGTGCGTGACGGCGAGCGAGACGACGGTGATGGGCTGCCAGTAGACGCCGTCGCGCGAGAGCTCGAGCGCGCCCTCGAGCGTGCTGAGGCCGAGCGGCGCGCCGACGACGGCGTCCGCGACGACGTGCGCCTGGTCGTCGAAGTCGACGAACGCGTTGTGGCGCAGGGGAGCATAGGCCCCGAGCGCGAGCCCGGCGATGAGCAGGTAGATCCAGAGGTCCCTATGCATCCGGTTCAGCGCCGCGCCGGCAGGGAGTAGAAGGCCTCGCGCCCGCGCTCCTCGCGCTCGAGCGGGAGACCCGCGTCGGCGATGGCGCCGAGGATCCGCTGCGCGGTGCGGAGCGAGACCCCGAGATCGTCTGCGAGCTCGCCGCGACGGCGGGGCGCCTCTCCGAGCAGCCGGATCGCAACGAGCCCCTGGCGGAGGATGTCGCCGCGCGGGCGCGGGCCGGGAGGCGTCGCGCGCGCGGGCGTGGTGCGGCGAGGCACCTACTCCTCCTCGTCGGCCAGCGTCACACCGGAGCGCGAGACGGAGAGGAGCCGTGAGGGCGCGCCGCCGATGGAGCCGATCATCTCGGCCGCGGCGGCGGAGCAGGGGACTGTCGCGAGGCCCTGGCGCTCGTCCGCGGGGACGCCGGCGCGCTCGAACTCGCGGGCGGCGTCGGCTTCCGCCTCGGCCGGCGTGGTGCCGATGCCGTAGACGGTGGCGGTCTCGAGCTGGACGGCGGCGTAATGGGTCGTGGTCGTCATGGCGGCGGTCATCGATTCGCTCCTGGCTGGCGTCCGGCTCCAATGCCGTCCGTCGATGGAGAGAAAATAGGACGACCACGGACCCGGGTCAAGTACGGGCCCGTGTGTCTGATGGGGCTGCGCGGGCGAGCGCGTGCCCTGCGCCTGCCCTGCAGCCGGGTCCCTCGGACATCCCAGCGGGCCACCGGTGCACGCCGCGCGGTTGCTCAGGTGCCGTGCTTTCGCAGGGATGCGCTGGGGGGCGACCGCTGCACACCCCGGGCACCGAGTTCACACGGCTGGGGTCGCAGGTTCGAAACCTGCAGCGCCCACTCGGAAGGGCCGGACGTCTCAGGGGTTTTCTGAGGCTCCGGCCCTTCCGCTTTCCCGACCCCCATCACCTGCCCTACGCCTGCCCCACGACGGCGGCGCCCGCCCTCGGTCGGCTGCACCAGCTCGAGCGCGTCGCGCAGGTCCTCGACGACCATGTGGCCGTAGAGGTCGACGGTGGTCGAGACCTGAGCGTGCCGGAGGATCCGCTGGACGTGCTGCGGCGGGACGCCCTTGCGCAGGAGGATCGTCGCCGTCGAGTGCCGCAGGTCGTGGAACCGCATCGGCCGGGGCAGCGCGCGCGCCCAGAGCCGCATCCCGCACGTCGAGCAGATCGAGTCCGCCGCGGGCTTCGCCGAGCTCCACGCGGTGTGCCCCGGGCGGCCCGCCCCCTTGCAGCGACGACAGACGAGCTCGTACCCGACCACCATGCCGGCCCGCGCGAGCGCCCGCCGAAGGACCTTCTGCGGGTCCGCCTCCTTCGTCCGCATCTGGCCCTTGCGTCCGGGGAAGACGAGCTCGCCGGGCGCGTGCTCGAGCGCCCACGCGAAGTAGGGCACCAGGTCCTGCGGGATGGGGAGGATCGCGTCGTGCCGCGCCTTCGTGAGGTCGACGTTGAACGACCACCGTACGCGCACCAGGCGCGACTCGAGGTCGACGTCCGCCTTGCGCAGCCCGAGGATCTCGCCCTTGCGGAGAGCGAGGAAGGCGGCTGTCGCGTGCTCGCCGCGCCACGCGCGCGGGACGAACGGGAGCAGCCGCTCCACCTCCTCGGCCGAGAGGACCTCGTAGGTGCGCTTCGGCACGCGCCGCGGCTCGACGAGCTCCACCGGGTTCGGGCCGATCCAGATCTTCGCCTGCGTCGCGCGGTGGATGACGGTCGAGAGGACGCTGCGGACCTTGTTCACCGACGCCGGCGACGCGCCCTCCTTGCGCTCGAGCTCGTAGAGGCGGGCGTCGATCGCGGCCGAGTCGACGTGCGCGAGGCGCAGCTCGCCGAGCTTCGTCCGGAGCACGTGCTTCCCGAGGCGCTTGGTCTCGTCGTAGCGGGTCGCCGGCGGGCAGCGGTTGTCGAGCCACCAGGTGCAGAGCTCGCCGAACGTCATGGAGGCGTCGGCGGGGAGCGGCTCGAGGCCCAGGCGCTGGCGTTCGACCTTCCGCTCGAGCTCGCGGCAGAGGCGGTCGGCCTCGCGCTTCGTCGTCGCGGTGCTGGCGGTCTCCTGCCACGCGCCGAGGGCGTCCTTCCAGCGGACCGACCAGGTCTTGCCGCGGAGCCGCGCGTAGGCCATGAGGAGCGGAGCCTTCCTTCACCCGGAAGCAAACGTCAAGGCTTGACGGAGACGAGGACGCGCCCGGGCTTCCGCTTCAGCTTCTCCTTCAGCGCGCGGATGTCGGCGGGGTCGTAGCGGCGCATGCCGAAGAGGTCGACCGTCGGGATGAGGCCGGCGCTCGTCTTCGTGTAGACCCAACGCCGCGAGGCCTTCAGGTAGCGGGCCACGTCGGCCGCGGTCCAGAGCTCCTCGTCGGGCGAGGGCGCCATCACGTTGGTCGAGTCGTTCATACGGCGCTCTCCTCCATCCGCCGGAACGACGCGGCGCGCTCGTCGCCCGGCTTCGCGCGGCAGCGTTTGCACCAGGGGCAGTTGCGGATCTGGCCGTTGCCCATGCGCCGCAGGCCGAACTGCGCGAGCGGCGCCGACCTCCCGCACGCCGGGCAGGTCAGCGTGATGAAGACCTCGCGCCCCTCGGTGTCGAAGACGCGGGCCGGCCGGGGCGCGCGCGGCCGGCGCTCCTTCGGGAAGAGGGCGAGGTCCGTCACGCGGACGCTTCCTTTCGGACGCCGACCAGGGCGGCGAGATGCTCGAGCCGCGCGAGCGCCTCGGCGTCCGGCTGGCCCGGCGCGAGGACCTGGCGGACGGCGCGCTCGAGCGAGTGGAGCCGCTCGACGATGGTCGGAGCCATCGGCCCGCCCGCGCGCTCCGCCTTCAGGTTGGCGACGAGCTCCTCGAGGGCCTCGATCATCGAGTCGCGCTCGGCGGTCGACAGGTACGCGATGCCGCCGCGCTCGCCGTACCCGAAGACGAGCAGGGTCATGCCGGTTCCGGGCGGGAGGTGCTCGGCGAGGAGCGGCTTCAGCGCGCCGGCGACGCGCTGGGCGGCGGCCTCGAGCGCGGGGTGGTCGCTGCGGGTTGTCACCTCCGAGCCTCCCGCGTCCACGCGCGGTACTCCGCGAGCACGCCCAGGACGTAGCCGCGCTCGAACGGCGTGAGCGGCGCCAGGGCGGCGTCGGTGGTCTTCGGCGGCGGGGAGTACTCGGCGACCTTCTCGAGAGCGGAGAGGACGCGCCGGGGGTCGCACTGCTCCGGCATCGGGTCCTTCGTGACGAAGCCCGGTGTGGCGGAACCGCTCCGCCGAGGGCGCCGCGGTAGGCGCGAGGTCGTCGTACATGTGAATGCGGCCGGTCGAGTCCATGGTGGTGCCCTTTCCTCAGTGCTTCGTGGTGTCGCGGCGGATCGGGATGACCGTGGCGACGCTCTCGAGGACGCGGCGGAGGTCCTCGGGCGAGTGGAGCGTGGCGATGTGGAGCGCGCGCGGCGAGAGGACCGCGGACGCGAGCGGCGCGGGGAGGAGCGCTCGCACGCGCATCTCGAGCGTGTGGCGGGCGGTCATCGCCTCCGCGGCCTTCTGCGCGAGCTCGGCGCCGTGTACGCGTTCGCGGGCGAGCAGCTCCTCCGCGTCGGCGAGGCGGCGCCAGAGGACGGCGGCGGTCCAGATCGCGGAGAGGAGGAGGCAGGCGGCGAGCCAGCCGACGATCCAGAGCATCACGGGGACGCCTCACGGGTCGGCGCGCGGGCCGTGTCCGGTCCGACCATGTCGGCCGGCGCTGGCGCGGGCGTGCAGATCGCCTCCGTGTGCAGCACGCCGTCCTGCCAGCACCAGCAGCCCGGGTTCATCTTCGCCAGCAGGCCGCAGCGGCAACGGGGCGCGTCCTGGTGGTCCCTCGCGTCCGAGGGGGCGTGGTCGGCGCAGGCGTCCTCCTCGTAGCGACAGGCGCAGCATCGACCGTCGGCGCCCACGAAGTCCCCGGGCTCCCCCGGCCTCGCGTCCGAGGGGGCGGCGAGGGCGCGGCGCAGGGCCTTGTGCTCGGGGCTCTCCCGCTGCTCGCGCGGCAGGAGGCGCTGCCCCGGGGACGACGGCGCGTTGTCGAGCGCGTCCTGTAGCCGGTCGAGCTTCGTGAGCATCGCCCGCGCGGACTCCTCGATCGCCCTCGCCCTCTCGTCCCCCGTCCCCGTCGCGGGAGCGGCGCGCTGGTAGCGGTTGCCGTGGCTCCACGCCTCCACCAGCCACCGGCGCACCGCCGGGTCGGCCTTCATGTCGAGGCCGAGTTCTTCCATGAGGGCGTCCGCGAACGCATAGACGGCCTCTCTCGGCTGCTTTTCGGGCGTCGCGGGGGCCGCTCCCGCGAGGCGGCGCACCGCGGAGAGGAGGGCGGCGCGGGCGGTCTTCCTTTCCTGCCACGTTCCGCGCCCTGAGTGCGTCACACACCGTTCTAGCCGCAGTAGCTCGTCGATCAGCTCCTCCACCTCCGCGAGGTCGGGCGGGGGAGCGGCCCGGGAGGCGCGGACGGCTGTGACGACCTCTCCCGCGCAGGCGAGGATGTCGGCCCCACGGTCCTCGCTGGGCAGTCGCGCACGGGTGAAGGCGTTCTCCAAGTGGGCCAGCGCGTCGTTGAGTCGGGTCGTCATCGGGTCGGCTCCTTCTCCGAGGTCATCGTGTCAGCCACGCGCGGGGGTGCGAACGGTGTCGAGCCATCGCCGGATCTGGAAATTGAAGAAGCGGTGCGCCTTCTCGTGGGCTTCGCGCTCCTCGGCAGTCAGGATGGTGCTTCCGCCACCCCCGTCGCCGTGTTCAGGGGCCCGATCCACGAATGCCAGCAGCCGATCGAAATCGTCGTCTTGCAGCAGGTAGACCTTCACATCTCCTCCTTCGTTGCGTTGGCGGCCGTCTCGCTCTCCGGCGCGGGGGCGCGGGCGAGCGCTGAGACGAAACTCTGGCACTCGCACCCCAGGTAACCGCACGTCGAGCCCCCGGCCTCCCCGTGACGGTGCATGGCATGGCCGCAGCAGCACGGGTGCCGGACGCCTCTCACCCAGGCCGTGATCCCGGGGCCGTTCGCTCCGCTGAGTGTCGCCAGTTCCTCTTCGGTCGGAATCTCGCTCACGACTTCGCTCCCGTCTCGCTCTCGGGCGCGGACGAGGGGGCAGGGGAGGGAGAGCGGCGGTCGGACTTCGCGCAGAACGCCGGGGTACACCGCTGGTAGTGGCCAGGGCGCAGCGACCACCCGGCGAAGCCACACACCGGGCACAGCCACGTGTGCGTCCCGTCCTCGGGTCGCGTCTCGGGGGCGGGGGCGGGCGGGACGACCTCGACCCGAGAGAGCAGCAGCGCCGCGGTGTTCTCGAAGGCCCGCTGGAGAACGGCCGGATCGAGCGTGAGCGGGCGGACAGAACCGGACCGCGCCATCCCGGCCATGGTGCAGTCGGTGATGAAGTCGAGCACGTCGATCAGGTTCACGTCGGCGGGGATGCCGTCCGCTTCGGTGAGGTGGTGGCGGTTCACCTTCCGGTGGTTGTCCCACCAGCCGGTCTGCTTGAAGCCCGTTCGGAAGTCCGCGTGGAAGGCGTCGATCGCGGTGACCTTGTCGTGGTCGTGGCGAAGCCCCGCCTCGCCCAACATCTCGGCGAAGAAGGCGAGGCCCGCGCGGATGTCGCGGATGTGCTGCTCGCTGCTGGCGAGGAGCGTCTCCCTGGTCACCTTCGACCAGTCGCAGGTGCGGGTGTCGGCGGTGGGGCTCGGGTGGATCTTGATCATCGGTCGTTCTCCTTGGGGTCGGGGCGCGGGGACGCGAGGGCGGCGCGGCGCTTGCGGGCGAGGGCCGGCTCAAGGCACTCCGTCGGCGAGTGGTACTCAAGCCTCGGGTCGGGCGTCCCCCCGTTCAGCCACGCGCAGGGGCACGGGTCATACGCGCGACCGATGAACGTCGTCCCCGACTCACGGGCCGCCTTGTCGATGCTGGCTTGGGAGGCATCGAGCATCTCGCGCACCTCGGCCGCCGCCGCCCGGAGCGCCTCCTCTCGCGGCGCGACGGGGGACGGGGAGGGCGCGGCGCTCGCGGCCAGGGCGCGGTCGCGTTCGGTGAATGCGTCGTCACAGAGAACGTCGGCCTCGGCGTCTGCCTGCCGCGCTCGCTCCTCCGCGGCCCGCCGCTGCTCGACGAGCTCGGTGTTCCTGCCCTGGAGGTCGTCCCGCTGCCAGCGCAGGTGCGCGACCTCCTGCTCCGCCGCGAGCCGCGCCTCCCGCTCCTCGCGGGCTGCCTTCTCGGCGACGGCGAGGCGGTCCCCGGACGCCGACACGCGGACCGCCTCCTCGCGCTGCAGCTCGCGGTAGCGCGCCAGCCCGGCGTTGATCGCGTTGAGGTTCTCCTCCGGTGCGGGCACCGCGCGCAGCGTCGCCGGCGCGCCCTCGCGCTCGCCCTCGGTTACCTCGATCCGGAGCGTCGCGGCCCGGTGCTCCGACACCACCACGACGAGCGCGTTGCCGCGCAGGTGCCAGCGGAACCCGGCCGCGCGCGCGACGTCGCGCAGGATCGCGTCGAGCGCACGATCCGCCGTCTCGATGTAGACCTCGCGTTCAGCGGCCATGGCGGAGGTCCTCGTCGGTCGGGGTGGTGAGGTTGACGCCGGCGGCGCGCTCCGCCTCATCGAGCTCGTACAGCGCGCAGGTCAGCGCGGTCGTGCCGGCGTGGCACCGCGCTTCGAGGTGCGCGCGCGCCATCTGGGCGACCTTCAGCAGCGCGCCCATCAGACGGCCGTCGCGGTACGCGCGCTCGGCCGGGGAGAGAGGCTCAGCGGGCATCGGGGTTCCCCTTCCGCTCCCGCGGCTCGACGAGCTTCCAGACGGCCTCGCAGAGGGCGCAGGAGCACGGCCGGGTGAGGTGGTGCCCGTCCGCCTGGAGGTACGCCACGCGCGAGACCTCGAGCAGCCGCCGGAGCTCCTCGGCGGCGATCCGGAGCACCTGGGCATCGCCGGCCTGGGTCTGCGCCGGTCGCGCGCGGTTCTTCGCGCGGAGGTCGGCGACCAGCGCGACGAGCACGGGCGCGAACCGCTGCGCGCGCTTGAGCTGGTCGATCACGTTGCGCCTCGTCGGCCCGGCGAGCGTGATGGTCCGCTTCCGCTTCGGGGCGGCCTTCCCCTCGGCCATGATCGTGTCGATCGATCTCACCAGTTGCCTCCCATCGTTTCCGCCTCGCCGAACGTGCACGGGCCGCAGAGCCCGGTGATCGGCATCACGGGCGTCGCGCCGCACGTGATGCACTTCATCGACCAGTTGGGCTCGACGTCGGCCGAGCATGTCGGGTGGTCCTTCGCCGCCGGCCGCGCGAGCTCGCGCGCGACGTCCTCCCGCGTCGGCGAGCGCACCGTCTTACCCACGGGTCACCTCCGGAAACTGCTGCATGCGCAGGTCGGCCGGCCACTCCGCCGGTTCGCCGCCCTTCGGATCGGTCTGCGCGAGCACCTCGAGGCCCGCGGGCGTACGGCCGCGCTTCCCCACGCTGGCGCTGAGGAGCGGCGTGGGGCGCGCCGCGCGCCAGGCTGCCTCGGTCATCACCGGCACTGCGCCGAGCTGCTTCACGAACACCGCTACGTCGGCGTGGCAGCACTGGTCGACGAGCTCGCGGATCCACGCGACGTCGCACGGCCGCGCTCGGTCCCCGCTCTCGCCGCCGACGATCACCCAGTGGAGGAGTCCGATCCGCGCCCGACCGCGCGCGCCGAGATCCGCGATGAGCCAGGGTGAGAGGTCCACCGGCCCGAGCAGCGGCTCGGCCGAGACGAACCGAGCTGTCGCCGGGGCCTCGATGAGGGGCGGGAGACGCTTGAACGCGGCCTCCTGGTTTTCCACGCTCACGCCGAGCCACACGTTCGGCCAGCCCGCGCCCCAGTCCGCCGGCAGCGCGGCCGCGATCCGCTCCGGGCGCTTCGTGAGGATCTGGTACGTGAGGTGCGGCGTCCGCCGGATGATGTCCCACGCGTCCGCGCGCCAGGCGTCGGCCTCCTCGATGAAGAAGTCCGACCAGGAGCACGTGAAGACGCGCGCGGGCTCGGCCCACTTCTTCGACAGAGGCGCGTTGAAGGTCGGCGGCTTCGAGCGGACCACCTCGTTCGGTCGCTGCCCGTAGCGGATCTTCTCTGAGTACATGTAGCAATTGGCGCAGCCGGCGGAGACCTTGTGGCAGCCCTGCCACGGGTTCCAGCTATGGTCACACCAAGAGATTGCGGTCTTCTCACCCATGGAGCTTCGCCTCGCCGTACTTCGCCGTGAGGGTCGCGACCGCGCACGCCGCGTCGAACTTCTTCGCGATCAGAAGCGGGCATAGCGCACGGCAGAGAGCGAAGACGTCCCTCGCCCCGGAGACTCGCCACGCCCAGCACGGACGGCGACCCCGTTTGTCGTGGGCCGCCGCGTGCCCGCCGACGTTACCGATCAGCCACCGGATGATCCCCGCGTCCGTGTTGTAGACCGCGACGAATGGCCGGCCGCGCCGAGCGCGGATGCTCCCCTCGCCGTCTACGAGGCCCGCCAGGTAGCCGAGATCGACGCCGTCCGGGATCCTGACGGAGACGCGCGAGATGTCGTACTCGCGGGTCTCGTTCGCGACGCGCAGTATCCCGGCGAGCTTCGCCTTGGTCTCGAGCGTATGCTTCCGCCCGAACATCGGGTTGAGAGCGCCGCTCCGCATTGTGGAAAGTTTTCGCTTCGTCGCTTCGGTGTGCCTCACGTCCTGTCCGTCCACGCGATGCCCGTCGTCTCGCCCATCGTGCGCCTCAGAGGACCTGGCGGAGGTCGATGATCCGGGAGCCGTTGCGCAGCTCCGTCGGCGGCGCCGTCTCGCGCAGCTCGCGCTCGAAGGCGGACGCGTCGGCGGTGAGCGGCACCGCGAGGCCCGTGACAAAGACGTGCACCTCAATCCCGCCGTCGGTCGTGCCCTTCCAGAGACGCGCGGGCGCGCCGTTGTAGGTCGTGAGCTTCTCCGTCGGCTCGATGGTGATCCGCATCTCTCTCTCCCGTGTGAAGACGGCCGCGCCCCGGCCCGTTCGCCGCCGCAGGTTCCCGCCCGCGGACCGAGGCGCGACCGAGCTGCTAGGCCGCCTTGGACGCTGCCGGCAGGCGCTTCCGCCCAGGCTTCTGCGGCTTGACCGGGGTCGCGTCGCGGAGGAGCAGCCGCTCCAACCGGATCCCGCTGTAGACCATCCCGATGGCCCTGCAGGCCGCGTTGCCGCGCGAGGGCGTCATCTTGTCGTTCGACAGCAAGCGACGCGTCTCGCGAGCAGCCTCGATCTCCTCGTTGACCTGCGACATGCGGTTCACCACGGTCATGCCCTTCATGCGCCGTTCCTTTCCTCGGCCGCCTTCACGGCCCGCCTGAGCTGCGACACCTCTTCGCGGAGCGGAAAGAGGAACTCCATCCCGCGCCAGTAGCGCGCCCCGTTGACGCGCACGACGTATCCGCTGTGACGCGCGTAGGACTTCCGCGCCTGCTCCCGGAGCTTCTCCGGCTCGCGCTCGCGCGCGGCGTGCTTGCGCCCTAGGACCGCGGCCCGATGCGCCTCGTACTGGTCGCGGTCCTGCGCCCTGAGCTGGTCCACCCGCTCGCTCGACACCGCGCCACGCCGCCGCCGCGAGCGGATCCTCTCCGCGTTCCGCTCGTAGTAGGCGCGGTCCTTCGCGCGGCGCTTGTCGAGGTCCCTCACCCGTCGAGCCCTCTCGACTTCGCCCACCACGCGGTGACGAGGATGTCGCCCTCCGCGCCCTCCTCCGCGTCCGCGTCGAGCGTGCCTCCCGCCATGATCTGCGAGAGAGGCAACCAGTGGTCCACGCCGTCGATCACGACGAGCAGCGCCTTCCCGGCGACGCGCTTCACGAGCTCGACCTCGAGCGCGACGGTCAGGTCCGCTGCCTTCACATCGCTCTCCCCAGGCACGCCGCCGCCATCGCGTCGTGCCACGTCTTCGCGCCGATCCCCCGGAACCCCGTGAACCGGACGCCGTCGTGCTGCAGCTCGTCGATCCGCCCGTCAGAGTCGCGGTAGAGGACGCGGTGCCCCGCGGCGCCGCCCTCCACCGCGGTCGAGTAGCGGGCGCGCCGCCCAGCGCTCACGGCCGGTCCTCGCCGCGGTGCTTCCGCGCGGGAGGGAGCGCCTTCTGCCCCGGGCGCGGCGTCACGTCGATCGCCTCGTCCCCGGCCTTCCCCTTCGCCTTGCCCTTGCGGCGGAGCTCCTCCTTCGCGGCCGCGACCTCGCCCGGCGGGACTCCGACGCCGTTGTCCGCCATCGCGATCGAGAGCCCCGGGCCCCGCGCTCGGGGGCGCCCGGCGTGGTCCGGCTCGTCGAAGGGCAACTCGTCCTCCTCGTGCTCGCGCCCGGCGAGCAGGTCGCGGTTGCGCTTCACCTCCGCCTTCGCGTCCTTGATCTCCTCGCGCTTGTCCTTGCCAAGCTCCTTCAGCTCGAGCTCGAGCCTCTCCTGCTTGTCGAGCGCCTTCAGCAGCGCCGCCTCGTGCTTTTCCTTCATGGCTCCGGTGGGCTTCACGACTTGTCGTCCTCCTTCGCGGGCGCGTCGGCGCCCGGGTCCTGGGTGGTGATGGGGGTGGGGGAGGCGAGGGGGATGAACGGGCACTCGGCCTGGATCGCGACGACCGGGTGGCCGCGCCCGAAGACGCTGAGCCAGATCGGCGCGCCGCCGGCGATGGCCACGCGCTCCTCCTCGGTCGGCTGCCAGCACGAGATCAGGACCGACCCGCTGTCGTGGACGGGGAGCCCGCCGACCTCTTCCTCGGTCATGCCATCGGGCGCCACGAACAGGCGGTTCGCCTGCGGGAAGGGGACGGGGTTCACGGCTGGTCCCTCCTGCGTTCCGGGTTCGTGACGAGTTCCTCCACGAGCCGCCGGCCGCCCTCGCCTGCGGGCCGGGTCAGCTTGCGCGTCGTCGTGCGGGCCTCAGCGATCCGCTCGTTGTGGAAGAGCGGCTGCAGTCCGGCGCGGCGGTCGCGCCCCGAGGGCGAGCGGCAGTCCTGCCCCGGGAAGGCATGGCAGCTCGGGCACTCGATCTGCCCGGTCCGGCCGAACGCGCCGGCCTCCATCGCGTTGCGGCGCGCGAGATCCTTGCGCCGGGCGTGGGTGCCTGCGACG